TAGAGTAAATATTTATTTTACTTTAAAATGTTTTTAATTTTGCTTTAAAAATTAAAGTAAATTATTTTTTTGCTTTAAAAAATTTCCAATTTTACTTGAGAAATTAAAGTAAATTTTTGCGCGGAAAAACCTCGCACAAAAGCGAGCGCAAAAGGCACACGATGTTATGATGTCAATATAACAGAAACGTTTTACTTATCACTTTCATTTGGTGAGAGAAATAGCTTTCTATTTACTCTAATTTAGGAACAAAAATTGCTACAATTTTAAGGTAATTTAATATATTATGTATTAAAGCTATTATAATATATTATTCATATGGATAAGAAGTCTATAACGATTACAGATGAGACTATTCTCTCTTATTACAGAGAAAACCCTCACGTAGATATCATCGCAATGAATCTTATGTTGATTGATATTCTGAAAAGTCTCTCTACTAACCTAACAGCAACAGTGAATTCAACTATCAACTCAAAGATCCTATCCATTGTTTCAGACATAGACAAGAATGTATCCTCCTTTCGGAATGATATTATTACAAGCTTTAACGAAAAGATGAATCAGACCAAGAAGGAATATGTTGAAGATTTGAAGACACAGTTAACTAACAACATATTATCAAATAATGAAAAGCTATCTTCTCTCATTGATCGGAACGCAGATAACATATTGGCTAGGACAACATCTTCCATAACTGCTATCGTTAATGACATTGTTCCAAAGAGCCAAGACAAAAATTACGTTCAGATTGAAAATTGCATCAAGACCTTTTGCTCCTCCATTGAACAAGATACTAAGAAATTGCTTGAAACAAAGCATAAGGATGAAAATTCGTCAAAAAATATTATAGATAACATTGAAAGCAATTTTTCTAAGATGGTTTCAAGCATTCAGGCTCCTATTTTTCAGTTGGTGCAATCAAGCGAAGAGAGAACCATCGGAGGAATTCAAAAGGTAAAGGATGAAATGTCTCAACAGAATATTATACAAGAAAAGTTGACTGCCGAATTGAATGATTTCTTGAATAAATACAAGCATAATTCCAGTTTGAAGGGCGGGGTTTCTGAAAGTGAGCTTTATTTTATGCTTCAATCTATTATGCCAAGTGATGAAATAATTAGAGTTTCATCTGAAACCGCTAGTTGCGACTTCAAGGTTAATAGAAAAAATAAGGACAAGCCAACCATTTTGTTTGAGAACAAGGATTATAATCGCAGTGTTACAACAGATGAGGTAACAAAGTTTGAGAGAGACCTTAAAACCCAAAAGGCGCATGGAATATTTATCTCTCAAAAAACTCCTATCACATTCAAAGATAGTTTTCAAATTGACATTATTAACAACTTGATTCACGTTTACATACCCAACTGTCAATACGATGCAGAAAAACTAAAGACTGCAATTGACATAGTTGATAATTTATCGTCAAAGTTGAACATTATTAATAGTGCAAATGAAGTTGATGATGATCATATGTATCCAACTACTAAAACTGACATAGAAGAGCTCGCAAATGAGTATCGCAATTTTGCTATCCAGAAAGTCTCAATTCTAGAGATGGTAAAAACGAATAGTAAACAGCTATTGGATAAACTTGAAGAGATTCAGTTGCCCAGGATCAAAAACATCTTGATTAAATTTGGATTGATTGATAATGAAAACTTGAAATGCCCTCATTGCAACATTTATGAAGGTAAGAATAAGGCCAGTCTCTCAGCGCATTTGAGAAACTGTAAGGCAAACTCTTGTAAGAAGAAGGATGATGACTCTTTTTCCGAAATTGCCGTAGAAATGGAAAATACTATCCTTGAAACTGAAATTTCTGCACCTGTAACTAAGAAAGTTAGTAAGTCTAAGAAGTAGACTTCTTTGCACACTGATATCATAATTTACATAAAATATGATATCTTATTTCCAAACAAAGAGAGAAAAATTGAAAATAATATATTGTTCATTATGTTTAACAAACAAATATAGAATGGGAAATGAATCGTCAAAACAAGCGAAACAAGAAAATTTAATTAAACAACAAAAATTGCAAGAAGACGCTCTTAGAAACTTTAATATTAGAGTATCAAGTTATAGTTATCCTCATCATGGGCAACATAATGCGTATATAGAATGGTGTCGCGCTCAATATGAACTTGAATGTGTACCTGAATCTTGTCGTCAAGGATCAAACTTTAATACAAAAGATAATTACTGGTAATAAGAAGTGCGTCTATACAGCACTCTTATCTATAACAACCTCCTTTGCGATATTCCTTATGATTTTTTCATGCTTCTTATTCTCATCTTCACAAGTCGCTCCTCCCATGGATTCAATTATAATGTTATGATACTCCATGTGTTTTTTACTGTCATAATCCTCTGAATCTGGATTATCCTCTATCCATTGAGGGAGCTGTTTAACGTTTTTGCATTCAATGTTTTTTATCACGTTTTTAAGTTTTACATTTTCAACCTTTTCCTTTTCCCAAGAATCATTGTCTTTTATATATAAAATTTCTCTCTTTAAATCACTGCAATGAATGGGCCTTTTAAAGACGTCAAGCTCTTTCAGGCTCCTTATAATGATTTTACTCATACCTTCTGTATATCCCACCCTGCCGATCATATCAAGATCGCCGATTTGTAGTTTAATCTGATTCACAAAGTCATCAATATTGAGTGCATCTTTGCATTGTTCATTGAGAAAAAATTGCAAGTTGAATGTTTTGTTATTGTTATTGTTGTTGCAATTGTTGTTGTTAGACCCACCTATGATTGACAAGTCTGACATTTTTTCTATAATTAATTTATTTTGCTCAGCGAGTTGTTTGTTTTGCTCAACAATTAGGTCTTTAAATTCCTGGTTTTGTTTCAACAATTCCACTATTATATTGTTTGACGAGTCTGAATTAACGTGAATTTCTTCTTCTGTTTCGGAGATTTTTGGAGATTTTTTGCATAATTTTTTGTGACGCCATAAACCAGAACGATCTTTATAGCTCTTCCAACAATATTCGCAGCAAAATGCGTTGGATATTTTTTCGTTGCCAACGGTTGCTCCTGATGTTTTTTTGTGTTTTGCAGTCAATAAATGCTTTGACCACTCGCTATTTTTAAAGCATATATAGTCACAAAATTCACATTCATACTTCTTGGATATTTTTGGCGATTTTTCCGTTGACATCCGTTGCTAAATTATCAACAGAAAAATCTCCTAAACCTTTTCCGCAAAAACATATATAAAAATTACCATCACAGTTTTTTTCGCGTTTTTTTTGAAACCACAGCTTTCCAGTCAGACAGGGAAAATTTTGACCCTTTTTGGGTAAAATATTTCCATTTTCCAAAAATGGACATTTCTATTTTGTCCTTTTTTCATTTTCACAAACACTTTTGGACTCTAAAAAACGAGAATCTTCTTTAAGTAGATTTAAGGATATATTATTTTGCTATGATTTATCTATAACAACCTCCTTTGCAATATTTCTTATGATTTTTTCGTGCTTCTTATTCTCATCTTCACAAGTCGCTCCTCCCATGGATTCAATTATAATGTTATGATACTCCATGTGTTTTTTACTGTCATAATCGTTTGAATCAGGATTCTCCTCTATCCATTGAGGCAGCTGTTTAACATTTTTGCACTCAATGTTTTTAATCGCGTTTTTAAGTTTTACATTTTCAACCTTTTCTTTCTCCCAAGAATCCTTGTCTTTTATGTATAAAATTTCTCTCTTTAAATCACTGCAATGAATGGGTCTTTTAAAGACGTCTAGCTCCTTCAAACTCCTTATAATGATTTTACTCATCCCTTCTGTATATCCTAGTCTGCCGATCATATCAAGGTCGCTAATTTGCAATTTGATCTGATTCACAAAGTCATCAATATTGAGAGCATCTTTGCACTGTTCATTGAGGAAAACCTGTAAATTGAAAGTCTTGTTATAGCAATTGGTGTTGTTAGATCCGCTCATGATTGACAAGTCTGACATTTTTTCTATAATTAGTTTATTCTGTTCAGCGAGTTGTTTGTTTTGCTCAACAATTAGGTCTTTAAATTCCTGGTTTTGTTTCAACAATTCCACTATTATATTGTTTGATGGGTCTTTGGTTATATCTTGATTATTTGAAAAATTCGTTAATGATACTTCTATCAATGATTCCTTTTTGAAACACATCTTTTTGTGAGACCACAATCCTTGTCGGTGTTTGTATTTCTTACCGCATTCGCACTTAAACGTCTCGGCAACTTTTGATGTGTTATTGTCATCATTTGTCATCATTTTGTCATTCTTAATATGTTTCTTAGTTAAAGTGTGTCTGGACCAATCCCCCTTCTTGCTGCATTTAAAGTCACACGATTCGCAATAAAATTTGCCGGAGTAATTTGATGTAAATTCGTCATTCATTTGTCTCCTAAACATAGGACAGAAAAAACTCCTAAACCTTTTCCGCAATAAATACTTTAAAATTTATCGTCACAGGTTTTTTCGCGTTTTTTTTGAAACAAGAGCTTCCCAGTCAGACAGGGAAAATTTTGACCCCCTTTTCGGCAAAATATTTCCATTTTCCAAAAATGGACATTTCTATTTTGTCCTTTTTTCATTTTCACAAACACTTTTGGACTCTAAAAAACGGGAGTCTTCTTTAAGTATCTCAAAGAATATATTATATTCTCTGCCCGGGTGCTCTTTTTTTAGTTCCTTTTTCTAAGTTTATTCGCGAAAGGGTTTATATATTTTAAACTATGCAGTATAGTAGTATGTCTTTCGTGTATCTTCTTGAATCCTCCGATAAAGCAACGTATGTAGGAGCTACCGTGGACGTGGATCGCCGTCTTAGACAACACAACAAGGAGATTAAAGGGGGTGCGCATGCGACTGGTGCAAAGGTCGCCAAGGGTGAAACGTGGCATAGAGTTTGTTACGTAAAAGGGTTTCCCGATTGGCCGGCCGCATTACAGTTTGAATGGCGCTGGAAACAACTGAGCCGAAAATTGCCAATGAGTATGGAGCCAGTGGAGCGTCGCAAAAAAGCTCTTGAACAATTACTTGCCTTGGAGAGACCAACAACAAAAGCTTTGGCTTATACTGAATGGGCATCTCCTCCAGAAATAGTGTGGGAATAATAGATTAAATGTAAATTATATAAAAATTTTACTTGTAATAATATAAGGAATAATGCATTTATTGCAAATAATCTTATTATCATTGGGTTTTGCAAGAATAAATGGAAACACCAACATTTTAATGGTTAAGAGAAGAGCCCAAAACATTGGATCTGGGATAAACTATGGTTCTGGGCCAAATTATAGTTCAAAAATGGCGACGTCAACTTCCACATATGGTTCCGGTGCGCAATCAAAATATGCTTCTTCAGCGGGATCAGGTGCAGTAAAACATAGCTATAACCAACTTGGTTCTTCTGCATTAGGCTCTGGTGCTGTTAAGCATAGCACGCGTCATGGTTCTGGTGCTGCAAAACATAGTTTTCATCATGGGTCGGGTACTGTAGGATCAGGCGCCGCAAAACATAGCTCTACTTCTACAAAAGGCGGTTCGGTTTTATATAGCTCTAAAATGGTTTGGCATGGGTCTGGAGCTCATGGGTCTGGAACTCACGGTTCTGGAGCTCACGGGTCTGGAGCAAAAGGGTCTAATATGCATTATAGTGGAGATCATGGAAAAAATAAAGTTTTTAGTGCTTATTATGGAAGTGGAAAACAGCATTATAGTTATGCCATAAAGGGAAGTGCTTCAAAGGGAGGAAGTTCTTCAAAGGGAGGAAGTTCTTCAAAGGGAGGAAGTGCTTCAAAGGGAGGAAGTGCTTCAAAGGGAGGAAGTGCTTCAAAGGGAGGAAGTGCTTCAAAGGGAGGAAGTGCTTCAAAGGGAGGAAGTTCTTCAAAGGGAGGAAGTGCTTCAAAGGGTGGAAGTGCTTCAAGAGGAGGAAGTGCTTCAAGAGGAGGAAGTGCTTCATATAATGCTTTCTCTCCAACTTTGGAACCAACGGAATCATTACCAGAAACATATAGTGCGCCACCACCGACTCATAACCCGACGGTTTCTATAAGGATACCAATTAATTCATCTCCAACTACAGAAAATATTCCGGTTCCACAGATACCATTATCATTTCAAATACAACAAGGAGCAAATGGCTGGTCATTGTATCCAGACTCTTCACCCCCATTAGATTCTCTCCCATTAGATTCTCTCCCAATACAAGAAAAAGCAGTTGCAGAAGTCGCATCAGAAATAGCTGGAATAGCTACGTCTTCTGTAACAAACATGAAAATTCAAAAGACGACTAGAAGATCTCTGTCTTCTTCAAACAATTCAACATCAGTTCTTATTACATTTGACATAACAACAACACCAGATTCGGTTGGAGAGAAGACGCAGCAAATGGCGTATGATAAAATCGTTAATGCATTGAAAATATCTGTTAATAACAATGAATTCTCAAAAAATTTGCACCTCTTAGGAGTAACAATAAACGTAACAAAAATAAGTTTTTCTGAATACATCGTTTATTATCCAACTGCGCAACCAACAACTATAAATAACGTTTTATCTAGTAATGGAGCAAATAATACAAATATTTTAACAGGAGAGATTGTTGGCATCGGGGTTGCAGTTTTACTCGCGTGTGGAATGTTTGTATTATTTTCAGGGTTATTTTTCAAGTTTCGGTCAAAAAACAAAAACGAAAAAAACTTGACAATGTCGGATATTACAAGACGCAATAGCACGTCAATGATAGACGTTATTCCAAATCCGTTAAGAAGAATAACAATTGAACACACTCCTTCCGAATAAAATGTTAATAGTTCAAACGATATAAAATAATGAGGCTTATTATTTTATATGACACGAGGGTTTCTCGCAATATTCCTTTTTGTAAAAATATGCGCAGGATTTTCCAACTTTGGCCATTTTGCAAACGTTAATAATATGCGAAAATACCCTATCTCTAGCCCAAATAAAAAGAATTCGGAAGCACCAATTAAAAACCCGGATTACATTCCTGAGAAAAATGAGACCATTTTAAGCAACAGCCCGCACGTTCGCAATTACAACCCTTTTAAACCAAAGAGTGTATACAATGAGAGAATTCGCCGTCTCAATTCCAAAAACATCACTGAGAGAGATTATGCCATAATGGGAGAGGAAGCCGGCAGAGAATACGAAGACAACCTTGATTTTTTGGAAAAGTTGATTAATGGTGGTCAAAATGCGTCGGAACCAGGAGAGAATTTAAGACGACCGGGAGGCATCCGCATTCTTATTAATAAGGGGTTGTTTAGTCAATTCACAAATAATGAGGATGATGATGAAGACGATGTATTTAGTGGAAGGGGTAAGAATAGGGATAAAAAATCGGAAAATTTTGAAGTTGTTACCAAATATCCTATTAAATTTGCCGATATTGGAGGTTTTGATAAAATAAAGGATGAATTAAAACAATGCATTGAATTTTTATCCAATCACACAAAGTATGCAAAATACAATGTTCGCGTTCCGAAAGGCCTCATTTTAGAGGGCCCTCCAGGTAACGGAAAAACTCTATTGGCCAAAGCGCTTGCCGGAGAGGCTATGACTGGGTTTATTTCTGTTTCTGGGTCGGAATTTCAAGACAAATACGTGGGTGTCGGGTCATCCAGAGTGAGAGAGCTGTTTACGCTTGCAAAGAAGAACGCGCCGTGCGTAATTTTCATAGACGAGATTGATGCGATTGGAAGAAAGCGATCGGGAGATGGGGAAACGTCGTCTAATGAGAGAGACAGCACTCTTAATGAGCTTCTCGTTCAACTTGACGGTTTCAAGAATAATAGCGGAATCTTTTTGATTGGTGCAACGAATCGCGCGGATTTGTTGGACCCTGCGCTTGTGAGGCCAGGGCGAATTGATAAGCGAATTTACATTGGTCTTCCAGATGCGGCAACACGCGAAGCTATTCTATCAGTTCACAGCAAAGGAAAGCCTTACGACGAGTCATTCATTGTGAAGGACATGGTTGATTTAACCATGGGGTTGTCGGCTGCACAGATTGAGAATTTGCTTAACGAGGCAATGTTAAACGCGCTTAGATACGATAGAGACTCCATGACATCTAAGGATGTTGACGTTATTATGAACAAGATGATGGCTGGTTGGCAACCAACGGATCACCAATTTACGTCTGATATAATTGACCATATTGCTGTTCACGAAATGGGTCACGCCGTTATGGGATTAGTCGCAAAACATCATTCAAAAATGACCAAAGTTATTATTAATTTGTCGTCACCTAAAAGCCCGGCTTACACTGTTTTTGAGGGGTCAACGTCAAGTATTTATACGAGGGAAGCGCTTTTTGAGCATTTGGCAATCCTATTGGCTGGAAGAATTGCCGAAGAAATCTTTTTTGACGTTAGCATAACAACTGGTGCGATTAATGATTTTGAGGAGGCGTTCAAATTGGCCGAAAAGATGATTGTTTATTATGGAATGGGCAAGCATAATATTATTTATCCTAGTTTGAGCGACAAGTATAAGGAGATGATTGATACCGAAGTGGTTGATTTGATAGATGATGCAAATAAGTACGCGACTTTTATATTAAAGAACTGCAAGGAGCTTATGTTAGAAGGTGCCGATATGTTGAAGAGAGACAAGTTGTTAAAGGCTGATACTCTTATTGACCTCATTGAGACAAAATATAGCGATATTTTTGACTTGAAATACGTGAAATAAACCAACCAAAATAAAAAGAATAAAAAGAAGAAAATAAAAAGAAAAAAGAAAAATACAAAAAAATTGATTTTGTTTTTGTATTTTAATGATAACTAAACTTTTATACATATACGCCATGGCGACGGTGTTGATGTTTTCACAAGAACTAACAAATGCATTTTCCAGCTATTTTAAGAAATGCGTTCGCGGGTATCATCTGATCAACATGGATCCAATTAAGGAATCTGTCTGGGAGTCTATTAATAGTCTGGTTTTGACGCATTCTGGTGGAATTGTATATGAAAAAAGCAGTGGTTCTCATTCACCTGGAAGCGACATTTCCAGCAGTGTTGGCAATTTCTCAAATAAATCGGTAAAATATGAGTCATCTAGTCACGATTGTTTCAATATTAGTTCTTATCGTTTAACTACTGTTTGTTCCGCTGCTTCGCCAGGAAACATTGAAGAAATCGTCGCTGAAATTAACTCAAGAAAGAACTTTCAATACTATTCCATAATTGCGAGAGAAGAGACTGGCGACAAAATTCACTACGACTGGATCGTTTTGCCTGCGGACCATCCAGCGGTTAATCCTTCATTGTACACATGGTCGCCGATGATGGGCAAGAGGGGGAAAAACAAGGACGCACAAGTTGGGTGGCGTACAAATGTTATTAACGGATCAAGTATGAGCATTTCGTTCAGTATGTCATCTCAGCTGTGGATGTCTGTAAATGTTACAGAGGAGATGAAGGCCACGTATATCGTGGCAAGCTCTCAAGTTGAAAAAAAAACAATGATGGATTATGTTTCTCTTTCTGATCAATTTCCTAACGTCTAATTACATTACATACAAATTACTTTAATGGCGCCCCATATGGGCCAACTATAAACCCAGTCTTTAAATTTTGGTTCTGGAACATTTTTCATATAAGCGGGTTTTACTTTGTATTTTGGATGAGGTTTTATTTTAACTGCTCTCGGAGACATAATAGATAGACAATGGGTTTTATTTTATTTATTTATAGTTTTGAAAATCAATTTTTTCTCCGCGTTTAATATTTAATTCTCGGCAAGTTCCGCCTGGAAGTTCTAGTACAAGATCGCCTTTTCCTGGATATGTTTTGCATTCATCTTTATCAATGCATGGTGGGCAATTGTGGTATATTTTATTTATTTTCCCATTGTTAATGAAAATGACATCTAGTGGGACTAAGCAGTTTTTCATCCAAAACGCGGTTTCTTTTTTATTGCCGGTTTGCAAAACAAATAACAAGGCGCCAAATTCGCCTGAAAATCGCTTCCCCATCATTCCTAGCATTATTTCTCTGTGCGTTTGCAAAACCTTTGTCTTAAATTTATGTTGATTTATATGAGTTATTATGTACATATATACCAACTATATTATTTTACCTTGAAAATTTAATACTTCATAATATAATTAATAGTTACATATGGGGGCATAATGGAAAAAGCCGTCGGCGTTGCCTGCCCAGCATAATTCACAGTTATGCCAGTTGAAGCAGATGCTACAGTAATTCCGGTCGTTTTAGAATCTGCGGTAATAGTTGTTGATGTGTACGGCGTCGGGGGAACCTTGTCGAGGGTGGGCGTTGGACGATGTGTATTCGCACTAGAAACAGCCCCAATGTATAAATTTACACACCCTATATGCGAGTGCCCAGGATCAGTGATGGTGTGAGTGTGTCCGGTGTCAGTTACATTGTGTGTGTGCTGAGGCATATTATTTGAATTTAAAGTTGCGGTTGCATTGCCACCGGTTTCGTTCACAATTGTTGGATCAGAACTCCCGTACAAAAATTTGCCAATTAAATTTGGAGGCTTTATACTATTTGCTGTATTAGTCGCCACTCCTAAAACTGTATTTAATAAAGGAGCGATAACGGCGTAACGTGAATCAGTGACTGTTCTAGTTTGTCCATCGCATATTACCCAACCATCTGGGTCGCTTTTTGTGGGATCCGTTGGAGAATACGGATAAAAATATTGCATTATACTTAGTGGCGGTGGCGAAACCATGTGGCTATTAGTATAAAAACTTGCTGGATATGACATTTATACGATTTTATATAATTTTTGTTTAAATCTTTACTCATTCAAAAGTATATTTTCCTGCTTTTTTTCTTGGATAAGCTGTTTCATTTCTTTAATTTCTTCCGTTTGCGTTTTAATTATTTTTTTAGCAAATTCGCGAACATTGGGAGAAATATTGGGTTTCTCTAATATATTTTTGCTCGTAAATAGAGCCATGTCATGATGTTCAATCATTTCTCTCAAATAGTTGGATTCATTAACATATATTTGTCTTCTATAAAGCCAAAGCGCAGCAAAAAAACATAAAAATAAAGGCACGTAATAGGTAATAGTTACTGTTTTATTATGCATATCAAACATGAGAACCTCTAAAATTCCCATAATAAATGCCATTATAAAAGAGATATAAATCTTACTTAAGTTATTGGTAATGTTAGCAATATCGTTTGTCATTATGTTTGACATAATAAAATAGTTAGTTAAAAACCCAGTAATTATCATGTATAACACAGAAAATTTCAATCCCATCATCATTTATAATACTTTTAGATTAGAATATTTTTATTTGTTTTTTTTTCGTTTTTCTTTTTGTTTTCGTTTTTTCTTTTTGTTTTCGTTTTTTCTTTTTGTTTTGTTTTTTATCTCTATTTTTTAAGTTTTCTCGTAACGTTTTTTTTAGATTTCGCAATAAAACTGCGAATCTTATGCTGTTGTTCGCATATCATTTCAACAATATCTTGAAAATAACTTCGGAACTCCTTTTTCATTTTTTTGACTTCGTCAATGCATATCCATCTAATCTCAGCCTTTTCAAATATTTTGGTTCGTTTAATAATGGCAACATCAAGGCGTTTTTGCAAGAATCGTTGGTTGTTATTGTAGTAATATGGTAACGCCGAGTCATATTCCATTTTAAATATGTGCATCCTGTAATTACTGTGACCGTCGCTTTTATAATCAATGTTGTAAGTGCCGTTTCGTTTTAACATTTTAGACAAATCTGAGTCACTTCCTAAAAATCCAGTTAACTCTTCTCCACCCTCACGTATAGCAGTCTGTATATAGGTTTCAGAATCGTCAGTTCCCCCGCCGAAATCGCTCCATCCGGGAGTGTCGCAATAGTCATGCTCCTTTCCAAATAAAAAGTATAGTTTATTTTTATATATGCAAGTCGGTAATATTCCAGCGCCCATAAAATATAAAAATATTATTATTATTGGGAATATTATCATTAATTTAGAAAAGTTTTATATCTACACATATATTAAAATGAATCAACAACAGCAACTCATTAGGTTAATAAATATGCGAAACGCAGTGCTTCAAAGACAAGCCGCCATAGATAAACACAACGCTGCTATCAGAGAGCGCAATTTAGCCGAGCAGCAACAACAAACACAACAGCAACAACAAGTCCAACAACAACAACAACAACAAGAACCCGATCAAGAGAAATCCCTCCAAGAACAATTAGACGTCATTGAACAAATTAACGACTCTAATAATACTGTTCAAATAGAATATTACATTAATTACTTACAAAATATTTATGAACAACAATCAGCCGCCTTGTTATTGGAGCAAATAGAAGAAGATTTACATAACAATGAAGTTGAAAAAGTCCAAAAACTTCTTTCAAAATAAATGAAAAATATATAAAGTTTATTAAATTATATATTTTTTAAAAAGCCACCGCTACAATCATTATTTAATTACTGCCTTCAAATCCGGCTTCAGCAGCAAAGTTATTTTGACCGCTCATAATTGCATTCGCCGTGCTTCCAGCCAAACGAACCGTTGAACCGCTATTTGTATTGTAATTTACAGTTATTCTAGCAGATGTAATAGCGCGGTTATTTCCACTGTATGGATTTCCAGTTACGGTGATGGAATTTATGTTCAAATCGGCCAAAACTTGTGAATACAATGTCGTATCCGCCGCAGAAACAAACGTCGTTGAATCGCCTGAAATGTACTCTAATGAAAGTGACGCGTTTTCAGAAACAGATGGATTGCTATTATTGTATTGATGAGAATTTCTTGTAACAACATTGAATTTGAGCAACCAATTTTTAAGTGATACCGCATTGTTAGTTCCAAGATAAACATCCGTAAAACTATATACGATTAAAGCCTGACCATTTAGACTTATATCACGAACAACAACGTCGTAACCATTTGAATCAGTTGTTTTTGTTCTTGACAAGACTGGTTGACGATAAGGAGCCGCAATGGGAATGACTGGTTCAGCGCTCAAATGATTCAAGCTATTTACAGCGCGAACGTCAATTGATACTTCGTCGGCCGCAATAAAATTCGCACTAGTTATGCCCCCTGCGACATCCACCGTGTTGCCATAAGCGTCCACGCTGCTCTGAGGGTAATTTACGCAAGAATCTCCGCTAGTAATTGTAATGTTATTGCTAGAATCAAGTGAATAATTTGTCAAGTATAAAGGCCCAACTGAATTGCTGCCATTTTCATTTATGACAATGTTGCTGTAAAAAAGATTGTAATAACCATTTCCAGTCACATTCACTTTAACAGTTGGAGTTTGAAGTGTGTGCGTGTCAAGAAGAGTTAGTTTAACTGCTGGAATGCCATTTACGCTTGTCGTTGAAGAAACGCCCGCAAAATTATAAGCATTCAATGGGTAAACAGTCACTGTGTAATTGTCACCCCAGTTAAATGGCAAGTAATTGGGTTGGGTGCTATCAAATGATTGTGTGGTAAATGTGTTAGTTGAAAGGTTTACGATCGCAGTGTTTGTGAATGTGGCAGTGCCATTGTTGCTTAAATCAGTAATGCTTTGAGAATTGTCGTAAACAGTCGTGAACACAGATTTGGTTTGATTATTCACGTGCGCAACGGATATAATGTATGGGTTTTGAGTGCTCACAGACCCATAAGTTGGCGCGGTAAATTGAACCGTTAAATAACCATGAAGAACATTCTTAGTAGCATTTGCAACAATGGTTGGGGTCACGCTTCCAACTCCATCATAAGTTATCGTTCTTTGGTTATATAACTGGTTCGTCGCAGCGTTAAGGTTAGACACTGTAATATTCAAGCTTCTCATTCTCAACGTTAAAGGAACGATTGAATTATTTGTAATAATGGTTGTAATAGTTTTTTCAGGATTGGCGTTTCCAGATGAATCGTAAGTAAAGCTCCAAAAGTTGTTTGAACTGTCGGTAATGCTGACAAAATATTTTGAGTAATAAGTGGCATTCAATGTAATGTAAGGAGCAGAAATATTGTAATTGGCATTTGCAACGGGTGTTACAGTCATGGCGCTTGTTCCGGAGTGCGTCGTTTGCGTGTAATCTGATGCCTTTCCAAAACGATTTGTAAACGCTCCGGAGCTATTGTTTACAATTGGATAAACAGTCAACACCACTTTATCATTCCAAACAAAAGGCAAGTAATTTGATTTGGATGGATTGGTTGATTGAGTCTTGATTGTGAATTGCGTCGTCGTTCCATTAACTGGTTGCAAATATCTGGTGGCGTCATTGATAGAACCATTGCTAATTGAACCAGAAACGACGTCTGCGATCATGTATGTGTGCGCGGTATCGTTGACAGTAAAAACCAAGTCGTAACTGGTCACCGTTCCTTGCGCATTAGCGTCAACGCCGCTAATATCTATAAGAACGCTTAAGTAAGGATTTAATGATATATCAGCATTTTGAATCCAAGAGCAGGTGGGTGCATTGTAAGCGGGTATCACCAATGGATTAACTGGTAAGGCACCCGGATTACCGTGTTCATCTAACTCAGTGACATATATTGTCATGGCGTCTCCCCAGTTAAAGTTCAAGTAGTTGTCTCCTCCAGGAGCGAATGATTGAGACGTGAAAACAAAATAATAACCAGTGTCGTCGGATGTTAATCTCAACCCGAGGGCATGCTCTCTGCCGACACCAAAACCAGCTAAATTGGTAAACATTCCTGTATTTTGATTATTTGTATCATTTTGAACGATTATCTGATAATTGGTTGAGATGGAATCAAATGGAGCCATAAATTTGAATGATATGCTTGGATGAGCGTTGTCTAACGTCGCATTGTTCACCAATTGCAAATTCCTTATAGAGCTAGCGGCATCAACCGTTACACTTGAACTTACAGCACCCAAACGGTTGGTGGTTCCAACTATGGGGTATACAATTATGTCTATCTTATCTCCGTATTCAAAAGCCAAATAATTTGGTGAAGACACGTTGAGAGATTGAGTTAAAACTGTGTTGCCGCTGAATGTAATGGGTGTTACAGGCGCATTGTTTACGTTAATGTATGCGATGTATTGATTTCCAGCGGGAGCTCCAGTTGAAGGAGTTGTAAAAGCAAAATTTATGTAGGGGTGGAATTGGTTCGCGGAATCGTAGTACATATCGGCATTTGATGTTATTTGTAAGTCTCTAACTTTCGTGCTTTCAGGAAGAAGAACACTTGCAAATTGCCCCAAATTGTTATTAGAATCTATGGACTGAATGCTCACAGTTAATCTATCGCCCCAGCTAAATGGGAGATAGTTATTTGCCGTTGAGTCTGTTTGTTGCGTTATAAACACATAATTTTCGCTAGCATCTGGGCCAGTTAATGTTAAATTGTCAAGAGTGTAATTGCTGTAGTTGCAAAACGTTACAGGGGCGCTTGTTCCCCTAGACACTTTTATGAGATAATAATCAGTTGTGTCATCTTGTGGTTTACCAAATTGAATGGTAACATAAGGGCTGTTGGTGTTAAGATCCTCATTCGGTAAAAATTTCAACGCTTTCACTGCGGATCCTCCGGAAATGAGTTTGAAAACAACCTTGCTTAAATAGCCATACCTGTTGACAGATGAATCTCTTACATACAAATATAGCTCTATGTTATCTCCCCAATTAAAATCAAAATAATTATCAGCATCCGCATGCCCTGATTGCAATTTCAAATAGTAAATCCCATTAATTGTCACAATTGATAAAGGATCACCATAAATTGAACTAGACACGTTGTTGGTAAGGTTCTTTGCATATAAATAAAAGTTTCCTCCGGTAACAGAATTGAAAGTCAATGTTAATTGAGCGTATTCAGTTGCTTCCGAATTAGCGACAGAATTTAATGACGTGGGACCAGTTAAACCGGTTAAAGAAACAACATTTTCAGTGCCGAATTCATATGTGTTCGGGTCAATTGGTCGCACACTAACTTGAAGACTGTCGCCCCAGGCAAATGGGTAATAATTGGCGGAAGAATCAGAAAATGATTGAGAACGGAAAATGAACGTGTTATTTCCACTGTTATCTAACGTTAGATGATTAAATGTGTTATCTGGAACATTGCAGAATTTATAAGGAGCGTATGAAGGGTGGCTTGTGTTAGAAACCGTCACAAAGTAGTAATTTGTGGGAATATTAGTGGGTCCTTCAAATTTAAATGTAAAACGAGGATTTGTTGGGTGATAATCATCATTGTCAATAAAATTCAAATTATTTACTTGATCCGCACCGACAATTAATTTTGTTGCCACCGCGCCCAAGTAAGCGTAGTTCAAATCCTTCTGGTATAATTGAATTGTTAAATCGTCGCCCCAATCATAAATTTCTAGGTTGTTGTCTGTTGAATTTGAGTTGGCAGAGTTTACAAGAATAATCTTAGTATTTCCAGAAGCATCGGTTGTGCTATTCGCGCTTTCAAATGTTTGTGTGTGATTAGACACGGAATCAAGAACGGAAATAAAGTAAGACCCAAGACCTCCAGTAAAAGTCAAGGTAATTTCAGGGGTTTCGGTTAATGGCGTATTGAAAATGGCTGATAAATTTGAAACGGCGGAGAGACTGGGTAAAGTAATCGTATTAGGAGCGCTCAATATATTAGTGGCTGAATCAACGGCCTGAACTGAAACTTGAAGCCCATCACCAAATGTGAAAGGTAAGAAGTTGTCAACTCCCTCTACACCTTGGGTTTTAAACTTATAATTTCCACTGGCGTCTGGGCCAGAAAGAGTTAAGTTGTTCAAGTTATCTTCTAGAGGCGCATTTGAATACTTCTTCACAACGTTATTTGATGTGTTTGTCACAGTTATAAAGTAATATTGTGTATTGAGATTGTCTGGCTCCTTAAATTGAACGGTGACATAAGGAGTAACATTATTAACGTCGTCATTAGGAACAAATTTTAATCCAGAAACAGCGTGTTTTCCTGTAAGGTTGGTTGTCGCAATAGCTCCAAGATAATGGTCGTAAACCGCATCCTTTTGATAGACATTAACCGTTAAGGTATCTCCCCAATCATAAACTTGCAAATAGTTGGCGTTTGAATTGGTCACGTCGCTTGAGAAAACAATCGTTGTTACACCGTCAATGGATTGGCCAGCAATTAAGTCTGGGAATATAGTAACGACTGAACCCTCGGTGACCGACGCGTAATAGCTGCCGCTTCCTCCAGTAAATGACAAAGTAACCTCGGGAATATCTAACAATGGGGTGTTAATGCTGGATTGCAAATCTGTAACAGCGGCAGTGCCAGTCAAGGTAATGCTATTTACAGCACCCAACTCGTTTGTATCTCCGTTAACTGGCTGAACTTTAACTTGAAGCGTTTCACCCCAAACAAATGACAAATAGTTGTCGGAACTATCGGAATCAGATTGGGTTTGCAAATTGTAGATGCTTCCATTTTTAGTCAAGGTTAGGCCTCTGTAATTATTGTAGCTTGGCGCATTGCTGAATTTATAAGGAGTTGTTGGCGAAGCTGAGCTAATAATTGTTATAAAGTAATAATCAGTTTGGAAGTTATCAGCAGCGGAAAACTCAACATTAATATAGGGGTTGCTTGTATTATAGTCAGAGTTGTTGACGAAAGTTAAACCTTGAACCATGTGCGCTCCAATAATTTGTTTTGTCGCGCCCGCACCTAGGTAAGAATAGATGGGATATTTTTGATACACGCGGACGGTCAAATCATCGCCCCAAGTGAAATTTTCCAAGTAATTGTAGTTGGAATTCGTTGATGGGTTTGTTGTGGAATTTGCGAGAACAATTGTGGTAACCCCATTGGTGCTGGTGCTCAAAGCGTCTATGAAAATGTGTTCTTCTAGAGGAGATGAGTCTATCACGGAAATATAGTAGGCGCCATTTCCTCCAGTAAAAGTTAAAGTAATTTGTTGAGTGTCAGTTAACATATTATTGATGCTAGTATTTAACTGAGAAACAGCTGCGAGACTTGGCAAAACAATCGTGCTAGGAGAACTCAATATGTTAGTCTGTGACTCAACTGCCTGAACTGAAACTTGAAGGCCATCACCAAACGTGAAAGGTAAGAAGTTATCAACTCCCGCCACGCCTTGGGTTTTAAAAGTGTAGTTTCCACTAGCATCTGGGCCATCAACGGTTAAGTTGTTCAAGCTGTCGTAGTATGGAGCATTTGAATACTTCTTTACAGCGGTCGTTGATGTGTTTGTCACAGTTATAAAGTAATATTGTGTGTTGAGATTGTCTGGCTCCTTGAACTGAACTGTGACATAAGGAGTAACATTATTAATATCGTCATTAGGCACAAATTTTAATCCAGAAACCATGTGTTTTCCTGTAAGGACAGTTGTCGCAATAGCTCCAAGATAATGGTCGTAAACCGCATCCTTTTGATACACGTTAACAGTTAAAGTGTCTCCCCAATCATAAACTTGCAAATAGTTAGCGGCTGAATCGGTGTTGTCGCTTGAGAAAACAATCGTTGTTACACCGTTAACGGATGGGCCAGCAATTAAGTCTGGGAATATAGTAACGACTGAACCCTCGGTGACCGACGCGTAATAGCTCCCGTTTCCTCCAGCAAATGATAAAGTAACCTCAGGAATATCTGACAATGGGGTATTAATGCTGGATTGCAAACCTGTAACAGCGGCAGTGCCAGTTAAGGTAATATTGTTTACAGCACCCAATTCATTTGTGCTTGGGTCAACAGTTTGCACGCTAACTTTAATATTATTTCCCCAAACAAATGGGAAATAGTTGTCGGAACTATTAGAAACGGATTGAGTTTGGAAATTGAAAACGTTGTTGGATGCATCTGGGCCGGTTAGAACTAAAGTATTATAATTGTTGTATGTTGGAGCATTGCAGAATTTATAATGCACTGAAGGATGAGCCAAGTCAGTAACGGTTATAAAATAATAATTTGTTTGGAAGTTATCGGCGTAAGAAAACTGAACATTAATATAGGGGTTGCTTGTATTATAGTCAGAGTTGTTGACGAAAGTTAACCCTTGAACCATGTGCTCTCCAACGATTTGCGTTGTCGCAACAGCGCCTAAGTAAGAGTAGTTCAAATCCTTCTGGTATAATTGAATTGTTAAGTTGTCTCCCCAATCAAAGTTTTGCAAGTAATTGTAGTTGGAATTTGTAGAGGGGTTTGTTGCAGAATTTGCAATAACAACTGTGGTAACTCCATTATTGGTTGTGCTTAAAGCGTTTTCAAAATTTTGTGTATAATTATCGGACGCGTCAAACACTGAAATAAAATAAGATCCATTTCCACCAGTAAATGTTAAAGTAAATTGTTGAGTGTCAGTTAACATATTGTTGATGCTGGGATTTAACTGAGAAACGGCAGAGAGACTTGGCAAGGTAATCGTGTTAATTGAGCTCAATATGTTCGTGTTTGGATCTACGGCTTGCACGACAACTTGAAGGCCTTCGCCAAATGTGAATGGCAAGAAATTTTTGCCCGAAGAATCATTTCCCTGGGTCTTAAACTTATAGTTTCCGCTGGCGTCTGGACCAGAAAGAGTCAAATTATTATAATTGTTACCAACGAGAGCGTTTGAATATTTGGTTATGGCGTAACTTGTTGTGTTTGTCACCGTTATAAAGTAATATTGCGTCTGAATGTTATCTGGTTCCTGAAATTTAACCGTGACATAAGGAGTAACGTTATTAATGTCGTCGTTGGGCACAAAAGTTAAATTGCGAACCATGTGTTTGCCAGTGATTGTAGTTGTGGCAACCGACCCAAAGTAGTTAACGTATGATGCATGTTTTTGATATAATCTAACTATTAAAGTGTCACCCCATTCAAAGGTAGAAACGCGATTGAATGACCCATCGGATGTGAAATTAGTCAATATAATGGTGGTTGTGTTTCCGACCACGCTTGACTTAACAACGTCTGATAATATTGTCACGTCTGACGCATCCGTAACAGACGCATAATAGTTAGCGCTTCCAATTCCATTATTGTTAAACGTCAATGTGACTTCTGGCAAATCTGTCAACACATTATTGATGCTTGCATTAAAATTGCCAACGGCAGTGGTGCCAATTAAGCTAATGGTGTTGTTAAGACCCAACTCATTATTTGTGTCAATTGGTTGAACGGTCAAGTTAATATTATCTCCCCAAGTAAATGATAAGTAATTTGCCGCGCTGGAGTTACTGGATTGTGTTAAGAATGTGTAGCCTCCGCTCACGTCTGTAGATGCGATTAATGTTAACTCTCTGTAACCTGTGCTATTAGGGGCATTGTTGAATTTTGCGATTGAAGACGATGTTGTGTTGTTAACTGTTATCAAAAATTTGTCAGTTGATTTGAGATTGTCTGGCGCAACAAAATAGACTGTGAGGTGAGGATTTACAATATTAATGTCGGCGTTATCAACAAAAGTTAAACCAGAAACGGCTTGTATTCCAACAACCCTAGTCGTTTTAACTTTGCCCAAATATCCATGCGCGACATCTTTGGTGTATAAACTAATTTCCAAATTTTCTCCCCAGTTAAATGGCAAATAGTTGGCACCGGATGGATCTGCGTATTGTAACACTATTTTTGTTGTTCCAGTTACGGTGTTACTCACAACGTCTGTTAATGGGGTGTCTATAACTCCGTCAGCAAATATGAAATAAGATCCATTGCCGCCTTGTATAGTGAGGGTGATTTTGGGGAATTCCGAAAATGGGTCATTAATTGTGGCTGAAAGACTGTCTACGCCTGGAGTGCCAGCAAAACTAGTAGTTTTTGCCGTTCCTGTTTGCCCGTAAATATCAGTTGGGGTTACCGTAACAGTCATTCCATCACCTAAAGTAAATGGAACGTAAAATGGGGCGGCGGGATTTGTTGCTTGAGTTGTCACTGAATAAGAACCGTTGCCATTTTTCGTTAATGAGACAGGGTAAAAGTGAAGTGGCTCGCCAGTTAAGCTGCTGTAAGAAATGTCTATGGCAAACTTGGTGGGGTCAATTCCAGCGTTTGATGGGTCGTTAAATTGGAATGTGACCTTGGGCAACAATGAATATGTGGGGTTTTGGATAAAATCAAGGTTTGTAACCATGCCAATTCCGGGGAAAGAAAGGCTATTTGAATTTACTGAGGTTAGGTTGTATATGTAATTATTTCCGGTTACAACCGTGTTCAAATCATTTGTATAAGTTTGCAAGGTAGCGCTAATTGACACTGAACCATCGGTTGATTTTGCAACATCCGCCGCAAAAATCGTGCTCAATGCGTTGGATGACACATCTTGAGTATTTCCAGCAGGATTAGCCGCACCGTTATAAACAATGCGTTGTTTTGAACCAGTAACGGTTCCGTCTTTGCTATTTGTGCTGGAATTTGACCAAGTCAATCGCGCATAGTTATAATCGGTTTGATTTAATCTCGTTGCGTAATAGTAATTTGCCAAACTGACACTGCCCATATAATCAGGGAAATCTTGTAACTTGTATGAAAACGCGTTTGCTTTAACAGATGCAGCGCTATTATAAACCCCCGCGGCGCTAGTAGACGTCAAATAAATAGTGCTTGAAGCATTGCTATTTACGTCTGTCAAATTAGCACCAAATTTAACAACTCCGCCGTAGCTCACACTCGTGAAATCTGAAACGTAGCTAACGTAAGCCTTTATGTTGAATGTTACGAGAGCGTTAGTAGCGTAAACTCCGGACACGTCGTAATCATTAGACGATAAATCAAAGCTGTCCAATGAAATGTCGTTAAGGAATAAACTAATGGGGTTTTTTGTGAGAGCAACGTCGTTAAACCCGTAAGTTCCAATTCTTCCAGTAACGGTAATTGGGATATAACTTCCGACCAATGAACCAGTCGTGTTGAAATTATTTTTGTTTAAAGGGGTTGTCGCGTTATACGCTATTGCGCCGACCGTAACCGCAATTGTTCTTGGGTTAACCTTCATTATTATTCCATTTGTTCCCACGGTGTAAAATCCGGTTTTGCCGTATTCTCTGACTTGGCCATTCTCCTTTAAGCCGGAAGCAGTTAAACCAAAGACATAACCGGCTTGGAAGGTTTTACCCTTAATGGTTGTCGCATTTTGAAATCCAACACTCGTTGCAGAGTTGTTAATCGTGTAATTCGTCGCTATATAAGCTGCAGAAGCGTCAGACCAAAAGTTGACGGTTGAGTTGCCCACTTGCGTGACGGCGTAAACATTGCTGTTGATTATTCCGCCGGCGTAAACGCTGTTTAAAACAGTACCGTCAAAATTTGTAGAATCAAAGGTTGCCGCGGTCGCGGTCGCCCCGTACGTTAATATGTATGAATCAATGTTGTGAAGCCCGTTACTTAAAGCATCCGATGGTTTGGTAAAGTTAACGACCAATGCATCGTCTGTGTTATTATTTGAAAGTGTTAAATTTGTTGGGGCGTTAATCTTGTTTGTGTAAAACGCATTATATATATTAGCGGAATCAACCACGTTGAACGATGTTAATCTACCAACTTCGCAGAAAAACGTATAATTGACGTCTTCTACAAGAGGAATTATTTCATTAGTCATTGTGTCTGTAACACTAGTTAACCCAATATTTAATGAATTTCCAGTTAAAAACGAAGAGATTTGAACGTTGTCGTTTGTGGAAAATGTTGAAATTCTATTACTTACAGTTATTACGGTTCTATTGTTGCTGGCATCATACGCAACTGATGAAGTTTTAATTGTATCATAAATGTTATCCGCTGTAATATACTGATTGCTTGAGTCAATAAGAGCTGTAACGTTTCCAGGAATGTAAATTTTGGTGCTGTTTGCGGTGTAACTGGCTCCAGAAAAGTTGCGAAAATTTTTGTAATAAGAGTATAAACCAGTTTGTCCATTTACCAAGTTGGACGAAGCGTCGGCAGATTGAGCGTATAAATCTATTCTGAAAACATCGCCGAGGGGGTTACCATTTAAATCCTTATTGTAATCAATGCATTTCACCCACAACTGTGAATAATCTGGGTGTGAGCTAGTTGTGTTTCCACTCAAATCATAAACCCCAGAAACATCCGGTGGGTTTGTAGACAATGAAATTAAGGTTGGGATTCCGGGTGGTGCTGAGACATAAAATGCTGTATAGGGAAAAACATACGTCTTTTTTGAATTTTTAATTATAAAACTACCGTAATAAGTGTTATAGTCTCCGTATGCAAATGGAACGGCAATATTAGCTAAGTCAATGTTTGTTTGTAAAACAACGTTTTTTGTGGTGCTTGAAGAAAGAGACGATTTGTAGTTAAACACTGCCGATAGTATTGTTCCAATATTTGTTAAGTTGGTACTAAACAAAAGAGTGCAAGAGCTCGTGTCCGCGTCGACAGATGACCCACTAAAGGATAAGGTGAATGACATCTTTATACTATTAATATATATTAAAATTATTTGCGATAAAAAGTCTAACACAATAAAAACCTCTAAATATCATAAAATTTATTATTTTTCTAATATATAACTATGAAGAGGTCTAGAAAACCAACCCATAAATTTAAAATAAAAACTAACTCAGCAAAAACTCATAAAAAATATGGAAAACTCGGGAAAAAGGTAAGGAAAACTAGAAAAAATTCAAGAGCCAGAGGAATAATAACGAATCCATTACCCCCCGACGACGCATCAAAGAATAAAAAATCGTATTCTCCGACAATAAACGAAAAACTTATATCCCTAAAATCTACGTCTAGAGAAAAAATTCAAGACTGCAATAACGTGCGCGCGTTTAAATTGGAAGAACCGTTAAAAATTTCGGTTCCAGGAGAATATTATGGGCATTCTTGCCAAAAATATACGAGTTCAGAAGCCAAGAAATTTTTATTACACAATCTTTCGGCGAATAAACACATAAATCCTGATATAATAGTTCCGCCAAAGCAGCAACAATCAAACTGTTGGTTCAATACTATGTTTGCCTCGCTTTTTATAAGCGACAAGGGGAGAAAATTTTTCCATTATTTTAGGACTTTAATGATAGAAAGCAAACAAGCCAGCGGAACACCAATTCCTGAGAAGCTGGCAGATGCTTTTGCATTATTGAATTTTGCCGTTGAATCGGCGTTAACTGGTTCAAAATATGCTTACGAATTGAATACGAATAGCATTATTAAGAAAATATACGAAAGCATACCGGAAAAATATCACAGTGTTTATCCTTACGTTGTTGGGGTGGATGAAGCCAGTAACCCTTTGCGATATTATGGAAGTATTATTACTTATTTGGATGAGCACTCTTTGCAGTTTTTATTTGTTTCAAATTTAAAAACGGATTGGAGACGCCGGGTTGAACGCGAAATAGTTGGTCTTGAACATAAGCCACACGTTGTTATCTTAGAGATTTTTGACGACGAGTCAAAAACTCTTTCAAAACCGTCGCATTTTACAGTAGATGGAGGTGAATATAAATTAGATAGCTGCGTGGTCAGAGATACGACACAGCAACATTTTTGCGCAACTATTACTTGCGAAGGGGACGAAATGGGATACGATGGAATGAGTTTTCATAGATTAGTTCCAATGAAATGGAAAGGCGATATAAACAGTAATAAATCTTGGGGGTTTGAAGGTTCAAATGATTCCGATGGAACTCCATTAAAATGGTCTTTCAAAAACGGGTATCAGTTATTGTTATATTATCGGGTAAAATAAATGAGCCCGGGTTGTTTTGTTTGGGGGTTTTGTTTTTTTATTTCCATATATTAGTAGTAGCATTGTTATGAAAAAAACAAAAAAATATAGAGGAGGTCAAGTCAGAGATTTAAGAAATAAAGGTGGACCTAACAAAACGATAAATGTCACTTTTTCAGGAACTCAAGAACCCAACCCGATTTTAGTTAGAGGCGGCCCAATTCCTCCACCAATAATTCAAACCCGCGTTGGAGGAATACTTTTAAATTTTATAGAACTTGTTAAAACACAATTAAACAATACAGGTGGAGTGGCTGATATTAGATTAGCAAACGGTGCAGTAGATATTTGTGAAAAAATGTTAGATTATCCAGAATCTTCAAATTTGGAAAATTATATATTATTAAGTTTATTTTTTGATACTGCAGTTATTGATTATTTAATTTCAGCATTGCATCAAACTTTACGACATCGGAAGGGTCGGTATGATAAAGAAGAACCTTATGATGTAACTGAACATTTCCAAAATCCATTATTACCTCATGAGGTTGGTAAAATAGATTCTAGACGGTTTTTTTCTCTCATGGTTTTATCTTCAAGAATGTGTTTAAACTACAAGTTAAGGTCAAATAAAGAATGTGAATTGTTTGAAAAGTTAAATGAATTGTTCCAAGGAGGTAATGGTCCAAATTTTAATTCATCTAGCATAGGGAGAGTATTTAACAATTTTATAAAAACAAATTCTGCATTTACAAATGATTATGTTAAAAAATTAATAGATGGAGAGAGAATTTATGAAATTTATAGAGGAAATTATTTTCAAGCTGATAGAGAGATATCAAAGCAATTAATAACCGCGAGACTAAATAGATGGTTAAAAAATGTTCCCGATGAAAATTTTATTATAGATGTTCCTGTTTCATATTTGTTCAATAAATTCACGAATAGAGAGAAAGAGTTAATGAATAAGAATGCCGAAATGTGCAAAACAATTTCTGAAAATGCGGATGCGTTTGGAACACGAGCGGTTCCAACATCATTGTTGCCGACGTCGGTTTTTAATATTGAACAAAATGATAACATAGATTTTGATAAAATTAACGAGTTTTTACATAAATTATCTCCTGCACCTGTTCAGAAAAAACTAAAGAAACAACAAATAAAGAAACAACAAATAAAGAAGAATAAAACACAACTTCTCAACCTGGATAAAAAGGGAATACGAGGCACTAGAAAAATCCGATAAATACTATTAGCCGACGTTTTATGTTTTATGTTTTATTATTATATGAACGGTTACGGTTTATTTCATATAATAATTGCATCGGTTTTATTTGCTTTTGGTTACGAAAAACTGGATATGAATATAGCAAATACGGCAGTCTGGTTGAGCGGAGCTGCGTATTGCGGAAAAGATAATTACAAAACAATGACGCTCAGTGGCCCGGCAACCAATTTTATTGTTTCTGAAATACTATATGATTCGGAAACAGACTTGCAAGGATTTGTTGGTGCGTTGCCAAAAACCAAAACTATATACGTCGTGTTTCGCGGGTCTTCTTCAAAACTAAACTGGCAGGCAGATTTTGAGATAATTCGCAGAGAATATTATACTTATCCGGAGTGCGAGTGTTCGGTTCACAATGGGTTTTACAAGGCTACAACAAATTTGAAAGATAAAACGATAGAATCTGTTTTGAATTTGCAAAAAGTCGGCGGATATAAAAGAGTTATTGTAACGGGTCACTCTCTCGGAGCAGCTGTTGCACAACTTATTGGAATGGAATTAACCGCGGTTTCCATAGAAAATCAAATATATAATTTTGGCCAACCTCGCGTGGGAAATGATAAATACGCCGAGTTTTTAAGCAAGCGAATGGCAGGTCTTTTATATAGGTTCACGCATAATAAAGACACTGTTCCGCATACTCCTCCGCGCGAAATAGGTTACTTTCATTCTTGTAGGGAGGTTTACGAGGATGAAACGGGAAAAGTCGCGGAATGTAGTTCGGATCTATGCGAAGACCCCAAATGCTCAGACAAATATAGGCTTTCGCAAACAAATACCGCGGATCACACTTATTATCTAGGTCATTTTTTAGATTGTGGTAATAGCACTCAATTGTAAGCATCGTAAAAAAATTTAACCGACGTGGCTAAAAGCAAAAATGCCGTCACTATTTTTGTATATTTTACGGAAAAGTATGGCTTTAACCAGGCCCCAATAAAAACGGCGAATAAAAGACTTAGTAATAATATATTTCCAGCGTAGAAATCAATTTGGTCTCTTCTATAGTATTCCAAAACTCCAAAAATAACAACTGGTAATAACTGGGTGTAAAGCGTCGTTCCAATAATGGTGTTGTAATCAGTAATAACATTGGTAACAGATAACCCGAAAAGAATTGCACCTGCGTGCCCAAGCCCCGTTAATCCGTTTATTATTCCTGATAATGCTCCAATAATTACGAGAACGATTATTTTATTCATATTGTCTTATTTTATTACAACATAATAAAATAAAACCAACCCCCTGATATATTTAATTTATATTGGCGCATTATCGTCTTTTTTATATTTTAATTTACCCATTAAAGAATTTGCACCGTATAAGTAAGCTGCATATCCCACAAAAATACCCATAAAAGCGCCGCAAATGACTTGCAATAAAGTGTGGTTCTTATATTTAATTCTTTGATAACAAGTGTTAATTGCAAGTATCAAATATATTATAGAAATCGCAGGGTTCTTCAATGCAAAAAATATAAAGGCTGTTGAGTAAAAGACGTTTTGTGCGTGACCAGATGGCATTCCGTATACATCAAAACTCATTCTTCTACCATGCGCAATAGAAGCGTTAAATAAACTTAGATCTTGTGATGGTCTCGGGTGTTTTATAATATGTTTCAAAACAACATTTACAATTATATTTATTATATATCCAGCCAAATACACGGATAGCAAGGTGCCTTTATTTTTTAATAAATAAACACTTGATGTCAATAACAAAAACGGGCCTAAATAACCAATATAATCCTTAGTTTTTGTAATCAATGATAATAACTCCATGTTGAAGTATATATATTGCATATATTATATTACGTTGCATCAAATATAACCGATGTATATTATTGATTGCGAAGATATGGTCACTAATATTGATATAAATTCTCGCTGATAATAGTTACACACCAATCGCACCCATTTAAGTTTACAATATTTCCCCTATCATCCAATAACTTTATTCTAAGACGGTTTATATTTACTGGTCCAAAATAAATTCGCTTATTGTCCTGCATAGAACCACCGAATTCAACGTTGACGTCGCCGACTTTCATGCTTCCCAATTTTATCGGAAGAATTGCGAATGTGTCAGAAACGACAGGAGATTTTAACTTATAGTTATACGTTCTCTCATTGTTTTTAATTATCTCATTTATTGAATAAATCTGCGATTGCGTCAAGATTCTTGGCGCGCTTGGTAAAACTCGCGGGCTCGCCGAATAAGTAGCGTTTAATTTATCCATTATTAATGTTCCCGCATCTTCGTCGCCTTGTAGACTAAAACTATTGGCTGTAACATTTGATCCGGTTGGGTTTGCAGGAACACAAGTGTAAGGTAAATCCGGAGAATAATAGGTGGGCAATTTCAACGTGCGAGACGTCTCTGTTATTCCGATCAATCCATTATTAATATGATTCTGATTCAAGTCGTCTATAACTAATATGAAATATTTTGGGCCATATAAATCGGGAATAGCTATAGCCGGGTTTCCAGATTGAATTATATTTTGAACTGGGACGCGATATCCTAGAACCCACCCCAACGTTTGATTTACAGCCATTGTTGTCGGAGATCCACAAGGCGTCAATGGATTATGAGAAGGATCTTGCAAACCAACTTGATTGCAAATTAATTGAGACGTTGGATCAAAAAAGGTTATTATAGTATTTGTATTAATGGTTAACGTGGTGCCTTTGTAAATATAAGTCGCACCATATAAGTTAAGAATAAGTTTTCCGCTATTTGGATTAATATAAACCGGAACAGTTGGAGTTACAGGAATTGCCGAAATTGGTTGTATTCCTGCAACATTTATTCCCGCGGCTGTTATACTCGCTGTTAACGAAGAAACTATTGTCGCTGTAGTATAATTTCCAGGTTCTACGGATATTTTTACATTTGCAGGGGGTTGACCAGCAATTATTGAAGGGATTGTAAGCCAAAAGCACGTGTTCCCATAAGCAGTGTCAATTGTATACCATGTGTAAGGAATTGAGAATGAATACAAACGCAAAGAGAGAACGTTCAAAAGAGGTTCAGATAAATCTAATGTATAATCGCTTGCGGTTTCGTTTGGGCTCGCGGATTGACGATATTGGCTATCCAAAACAATAATTCTGGATGTGACGTTTTTCAAGTTCGGGTTTAAAACATCCTGTGCAACTGGAAGATTGAAATTATTTGAAACGCCGAGTTGTTCGCGGTTCATTGGAAGATGAGAATTATTAAAAACGCTTATTTTTTGCTTTCTATCAGTAATTTTATCCTTTTGAACCTTGTCTTTTTGACTCAGAGCTTCGTTTTGATACCAATTTGCCGATTGTTCTCTCGCGGGGTTTAATTCCGCGGTAACTGGATCTTCTTGATCTTCTTCGTCGGCATTTTCTAATTGGCTAGCGTAGTCAAGGAGAGATTCTTTTAGATCCTGAAAAAAATTAACCATATCCGCGTTATTTTCTTTTGTGAATTTGTCAATATAGAAATCGGATTTTTCTGAAATTAGGTCTGGATCTGGAGTATCTAAATCAAGAATTGTCAGTAATTCAGAAACAGTATAATTATCTATATTCGTGTCTATTTTTGATGCCATGTTATATTTTGTATATATTGGTATAATACTATTATTTTATATTGAAATCGCATGGGTCTTTTGCGTGTTAGTGCTCTTTTTTTAGTTCCTTTTTTTCGGCGGTAAGGTCCTCTTTGCGAAAATGCTCTTTAAAAATGCTTGTCAATTCTTCTTTTATATTTAATCCCGCACATGCATCGTGCTTCATTAGTTTTTCTGGAACAACGGTTATTCCGGATCCCCTTTTTAAATGTGTTTTCTCTCTGAAAAGAATGTGGTCTAAGGCCTTTACAATAGTTGGGTTATAATACTTCAGTTCGCTTCTATCTATTCTATAATTGCTTTTATAAATGTATCTGTTGTAATTTCCGTTGTCATAAACGAAATACTTGTCGTATTGGATTGTGTTGTGAACCAAACCTATTCCTTCTATTTTATTGCGACTATTATTCATTTCAGCAACAAATACGAGAGAATTTTGAGGGATTTTAGGTGACATCTGAAGAGGAGCGCAGTAAATGCACCCTTGTAGTTTTTTTCTCTCTCTATAAGAACAGTTCTCCGACCACGTTTTTTCATTAAATCTGCTTGATGCGAGAGTAATAGTAGTCATATTGATTTTTGATTTTTTGATTCTTGATTCTTGATTCTTGATTTCTTGTTTTTTGTTTTTAACGAAATGCGCGTCAATTTTATTTTGTTAATATTCACTAATAATATGCAAACATTAACGTCTATATCTCGCATTTTCAATAATAAAAACCTAAAACGAATCGTAAACGTTTATCAAATGAAATATAAAAACGGGGTTGCGCAAGGGTTAGGGGATTATATACGCGGGTGTTTTTGCCTTTTACAGATATGTGCAATGTTAGGATTAACTTTTGACATGGATTTAACTAATCATCCAATGTCAAAATACTTGATTTCGGATTCTTCATCTAGCGAAAAAGAAAACGTTGATTATTCTTCTGTTTCTAGATACGAGAACACGAATTATATACCTGTAAATTCAAAAGTTTATACGACGAATTCGCAGAACTTCCTCATGGAATTTGTCAACAATATGAACTCTTTTTCTTCATCTGAAACGTTTTATACATTTTGCCATAGTTTTCCAATGTTTGACGTTCAAGATGTTGGTCGCAAATTTATTCTTAGAAAGCTTTTACCCAATGACTTGATGCGGGAAAAGATTGTCGCGTGTCTAGACAGGCTTGAACTTGTTCCGAAAAGATTTGCAGTAATTCACATTAGAAGTGGCGATAGATATTTGTTAAAGAACAATATGTTAAACTCCCAAGTTGTTAAAAAAATAGTTGGCGTGTTGTCAAAAAACATGAAACCTGGAACAAAGTATCTAATTTTAAGCGACAATAATCAAATAAAGGCTTTATTGAAGTCCATTTTTCCTCAAGTTGTAATAAAATCAACGAAAATAGCCCACTTGGGTGAATCTGTAAATCCTGACGATGATTCTATAATGGAAACCCTTCTTGACTTTTACTTGATGTCAAACGCGTTTCAAATCATTAGTTTCTCTCCTTATAATTGGGGGTCTGGTTTTAGTAAGTGGTGTAGTGTTTTATATAAAATTCCTTATACGCAGATTCAGGTTTTAGATAAGCTATCTTAAACGGTCATCTTTTTAAGGTTTAGTTTATTTGGATCTCCCCCAACGTGGAAATTATGACTTCCGTGAAAGTATTTTATTTTATCATATTTGAGATAACTTGTAGGATTGCATAAATAGTATAAAACTTCCCCCCACAATGGCAAATCACCCCATCTAAAAACGTAAATATAATCCAACTGTTTAACTTTTTCAATATACTTTTGAACCAATGTGTTTTCTCTCAAACGTTTCAAATTTAAACCAAGAACATTCGTATAAGGTCCGGAAGGTCTATGATTTAGGATTTGTTGAGAAGTATGGATTTCACAATTGTCTTTTATAAATTGCTGAGTGAATTTATTCAGACCATGAGTTACAAAATCGTGGTCCCTAGTCCAGGCGCCGTATACCGCGGTTTTATTAGAGAGAATATAAAATAACTCTGGGATATTAAATTCAATCGTGCAATCCTCGTCTATTCTTAATATTGCGTCGTAATCTGCCACAAAGTTCCAAAAATCTGCAAACCAAAAAGAGCACATGTGTCTATAATTTAAACCAAAGGCTTTTGTTGGTTCAAAGAAAGAAACGTCGCTTTTTTCTTCTTTAAACGCGTGTTCTTTTATGCATATAAATTTCAGATTAAGTGTTGGTGTGAATTTGGAAATATACTCTTGATGTGCTTCTAAAATATTTCCCTCGTGAAAAACGAGAATATCTATTCCGATGAGTGATCTCAAATTATTAGCAATTGAAATATTCCGTCTAATAAGAGTGTTATATTGTTGTAAATTTTGATAACCTCTGGTTAACACTGCTACAGCAAATTTGGTTGGATCCATATAAAATTATGCATTTTAATAAAAGGCGTAATTTTACTCATTTATTTGTTTTGTTGTTTTGTTGTTTTGTTGTTTGTTGTTGTTTGTTGTTGTTTGTTGTTGTTTGTTTGTTTGATTCTAAGCCAGAAGAACCTCACGAGCCTTGTCCTCCAGACACTGGTATCTCGGCTTGTTCATCTGCTCCACGAGCACAGACCAAGGCGTGCAACCCTTGAGTGCATCAAGCCCCTTTTCGCAGAAGAGGCTGAGCAGAGAAGGGCTAAACCCAGACATCATACTAACATTCTTTTGCGAGGAAAGGCATGGGAACCCGCTTGTAGACCGCAAATTCCAGAAGAGGATATGAGGAGGCTTGAAAGGAGTGCCCCAGAGCCTCACGCCAGCATCGGCGTATTTAGTGTGCATTGAATCGTAGAACGTCTCCATGTTCTTGGGTGCCTGCACATCGGGATCGTCAATCTGCATGTCTGAGAATATGGAGAGAATCATACCTTCAACCTGGTCAGGCGTCAACTTCTTCTCAATAATGGCATCAAGAATGCGGTCAAATGCACCATGAAAGTTGGTGCTATAACCGACCTCGCCTTGCTGGAGAACGCGAATCATGTCCACGAAGTTATCGCAACCATCCAAGTTGTGCCAAGTGGGATTGCTACTGAAAGACAATACTCGCTTGCCCAGAACAGACTTCTCAGCAACGCGACACCCAAGCGCCATTGCGCAATCAATGGGGTCGCCGTCCATGGAACCAGAAAAGTCCAACATTGCGACCATCGGTCCAAGCGCGCCTGTCTGAGTGGCATTGTCGCGCCACTGTGAGTTGAGAAGGTCAATCTCCAGTTGAACGTCGTCTGACGTCTTTCCGCCGCGAGACCTGTAGATGAGGTCGCGCGCCTGAACAGTGAAGCTATTGAGACCAACGCGTTTTCCCTTCATTTGCACCTCACCTACAGCGGCCTTCTTGATGCGATTTGCGAAGTTCTCTGCGCACTGGATGCGATCCTCCGCCTCAGACCTCTGCGTTCCATCCTTCTTCTTGTTCAAGAAGGCTGTCTTCTGCTTTGAGATGGTAATAGAGGTCGTCTTTGCGTGGTCAATATTCGCCCAAGTTCCGTCGCACTGGTGAATCTGAGTAGTGTCAAGAGCGCGATTCAGGTTAGCGAGGAGCTTACGGAAGTCCATCTTAGCCTTGTTGACGGCGCGATCAACTTGCACGTTTGTCTTCGCAGTCTCAATATACTCCTTGAAATACATTACGGAGAGTTCATTGAAGATCCAGCCAAAGCGTTGAGACTTGGCGCGAGGAACCCACTTGGCAGCGAGCGACTTCTTCTCGGCGCTAGAGTCAAGACGAATCTGACTGAGCAGGAGCTGGAAGGCGTGCTGCATCAAAGGATCAGAAACAGACATATTCCTGGACTTGCAGTAGTTGCAGAAATACTTGATGTCCTTCCAAGAACCATAAGGATGGCCGTCGGTTGATACGAACTTGGTAAGAACAAAACGAGCAAGCTCTGGATAGAACTCATTCCAAACCAGAACCTGCATATATGCAAGGGAATACTCCCCCTTTCCGTCAATAATGTCACGAGTGTGACCAACCATTTTATATGCTACCGTCATTAACTCTACAAACTTTTCTCTGGAGGCGTCCTTGCTTCCAGTAAGATTTTGCAAAAGGTGTCTAAGGGTCTCCGCGTGAAATTCAATCATTTTAGAATCACAACGAGTGAACTGAAAGCTCAATTGAAGGATTTTCTCCTGAAGGTCGCTTGACCAAGAATATTCTGCGTGTCCCTTCTCACCAACCTGCATTGAAGTGTATGAGTCAAGAGCGTGAATGAGTGCTGCCATTGCTACGTATTATTGTGGCGGAGTCTTTAAGCCGTTTTGCGGTATGTTTTTCTTTTGTTACCTTTTATGGTGTTAAGATAAATACGTTTCGTTGAATTTGATGCCGATGGTGTGGATCTGTTTTTATCGGAGTTGTGCGTTGGTTTCTCATAAAATATAATTATTATTTCGTTTAAATCTTGAAACATGGATATGGTTTTTTCTAGAGGTATTGCATCAATGTTTGTCAATGATTTTAAAAATATGTTTTTATCTTGCGAATTTTTAAGAAAGTGTTGAATTTCTCTAGGATCAATGTCAATGTTATATTTTAATATTGACAAAACTGAATAAGATTTGTCGGCTAGCTTGGAATTGCGTTTAAGTATTCCAATTATTTCTTCGCGCGAAATATAATTTGGTTCTTTTAATAAGAGAGAATCTTTCTTAAGTTTTTCAACTTCATTGTCTTTATTAACATAAATGTGTGTAAATTTTATAGACGTTATGTCCTCAGAATAAAACGGAAGGTATTTTTCATCTAAAGAATCAAATTCTTCTATCCATTTTGTGTCCAAATCTATAAGGGTTTCATTCATATTGAATTATACTACTACATGCATATATAATTCAATATAACTTTTTACGAGGCGTATTCATCATAGTCGTCGCATTCGCACAAAGATAAATAATGCTGCATTTCGTGAATATTTTCGTAAGCCCCTTCTCCGTGCAAATCGTCGTAATTTATTTTATAATTTGCCCACGTTTTTATCATTTTGTCAAATACATTTATTGCGCGATAATTGTACTCTTCTGAGCTTAAAACGCTGCCGTCTTGATAATCTGGAATATTTCCGTCTGCAACGACGACTCCATTTTCTCTCCTATATCTCACCCACCCAAACGGTGGCGCGTCATTATCTTTGGATGAATCCGCATTCTCGGTCATTGCAGCACCCATAAAATTTAAATTGCTTGATGATGCGTCGCATCTCGTTGATTGAGACAATTCGGGAAAATCGGAATCTTTGAATTCGGCTTGGATCGTCTTCTTTTCTTTAAATCCTCTAAAATCTGATACATTTTGTGACACTCTATTTTGAAATTGTCTTGGTTTCTTTTCGTTCTTGAACATATCTTGGCCGGTTGCTTTTCTTTTTATAAGATCGTCGGGTTCTTACGTATATTGATGTGATACCTTTAAGCCATTCTTGAATATGTTTTCTAGGGTCTCAATTATGTTTTAAAATTATCATTTAAAGAGTACTATGCAATTACTATTATCTCCTAACAGCGACACATATTTTCTGTGCCTCTCCGATAATGACGCGACTTCGTAGCCGTATTATATATATTTGCGGGAGATAGCAAAACAAAAATGGGGAATGTGGGTTAAATTTTGCCCATGTAAAAGGTGTATAAAATGTTTTTGTTTTTACTTAAACATTTTATATAGAGTAAGTATATATTATATGGATGTCAGCAATAATGTTCTTATTCAAATACTTATAGAAGACATTATAACCTTTAACAACGCTGACAATTTTAACGAAGACTTTTCCGCATTTCCAATATTTCCATTTTATAACAGCCCGATAAATTCGCAGCAAACAATTTTACACCAGAGTTTATATGATAGGAATCCAATAAAAAATGTTGTCACTTCAGAAATTTCTGACGGTCTTTTGCCTATTAAATTCAAAGACGCAAAGGATAAAGAAAATAATGAAACTTGTTCTATAACAATGGAAATTTTTAAAGAAGAAGACGACGTAATACAATTGCCTTGTAATCATTGTTTTTTAGTTGAACCAATTATGCAGTGGTTAACCGAAGAAAGTAGCGAATGTCCGGTTTGCAGATATAAATTTGAATCTATGGAAAAAAATACTAGACTGGAAGAAGAAATTGTTGGAGTGGTAAATTTGCCAGGAGAAATAATTCAACACCACAATTTGATACTTTCTCAAATTATTAACGGTTTATTTTCGGGAAATGTTGGCGTTTATTCTGAACCTGAGAACCCAGTAGATGCGGATATAGACTTGGATGCTGATGTAGACTTGGATGCTGATGTAGACTTGGATGCTGATATAGACTTGGATGCTGATATAGACTTGGATGCTGATATAGACTTGGATGCTGATATAGACTTAGATGTAGATTAAATGTCGTCAACATTAATGGTATCATCCTCTTCGCCATTGTTTTCTGAAACAGATTCCAGTGAAATTTGTTGATTAGATCCGCGCAACTCTTTCATCAAATTGTCGTATTCATCCTCACCAGCATTATTTGTAAACTCAATGTCATTGTCGTCTCCACCAGAAACATTCGCGAACGTGTGATCCCTAGTAATAAAATCCGCGAACCCCCCGAGCGTCTTCAATCGCTCCTTATCCAAATCACTATAAACCTCCAATAAATCACACTTTTCTAAGTCTTTTCCCTCACCGGATTTACTGGCTTCAAAATCTCGGCCTCCAACCAATACCCATTTTCCATTGCAAATAATATTATCGCGCTTTCCTCTTCCGCGAAATTTTCCACGGATGATACAAAGTCTCTTTTTTCCATCTTTGCACATTACGTGACACATTCCGTTTCCAAGAGTCGCGACCACCTGAGCGTAGTGCTCGTATTCATCTTCTGAAAATCTAGTCTTCAAATTGGTCTGCTTAGCAGACGTCTCGTATTTGCGAGCTTGGGATTTGTGTCCCGAACCACCTTTAGTATTTTTAACCATTTTGCTTGTGTGTTGTTGTTTACTATTATATTCTAACCGTTATTTTATTTCAATTTTTATTTTACGTGGACCTGAATGAAAAAATAAAAATTGAAATGTATTCTAGCAATTATATTTTATATATAATAAATAAAAACGCTGTCAAAATGAAGACTCAAGTTATTTATATTCCGAGTATAAAATGCGATGTTACTTTTACCATTGGTCAAAATGCCGAAGATAACGATGCTATTATTGATGCCGCGTTACCAAACGATCTTTGGTTCCACGTTGACAATAAGCCATCCTGTCACGTTATCGCGTCGGTTCCGGAAGGAATTGAAAGAAGCCAGATAAAATACATTGTTAGTCAAGGGGCCGTTTTGTGTAAGAAACATTCTTATCCATCCGAAAAGAAGCTGCCCATCTTGTTTACACGCGTAAAAAATATTCAGAAAACTATCAAACCGGGTCAGGTTTTTATTCCAGACGATTGTCAATCTATCAAGGTTTGTTAACCACCTTTTCATTTCTAACGACGCATTTTTTGAAATATGTTAATTACGCGTCCACACGTAATAAGGAACGCTGAATTGATTGCACAGTTTAATGGATTTGGTTACAGTAATAGAATATGTTATTCTAGTCTGTTTTTCTTTTGTTTTATTTTTTCCAATCATATTTTGAAGATACTGTCTTCTATCTTCGTTGTAAATGTGGATTGGAAATTTATAAATTACTTTGAAATTAAAATTTTCCTTATCAATCCCGGCAAGAATCATCCACCCACTTTTTCCATCATTGGGCAAATTTTCACACTTTTCTATTTTTGAAATGCTATCATCGTTTATTGTTCCGGACGGTGCATTTTTTTTTGAACTCGGTTTATATTCATAAACATGTTTTATATTTTCCAAATTGTCAATGCCGTCCCAACCATGTTTTTCTTCAACGTTAACTAATCCCAAAAGTGAAGATAACAATCGTTCATACGGTTCATTGCATTCATTGGATTTTAGACTATCCATTGCTAGTCTATACGCTATTCTATGCTGTTCGGGAACTTCTTCTAATTTTGTGTTTGATAAAATAAAATATTCGTTCATTTTACTTTCGTCAATAATTAGAGGAAATGCTTCGCAAACTGAATCCTTATCGGATTTGTCCATTGTTATTATTGTTTTTGTATTTATTATAAACATAACAATATTTCAATTTTTATTACACTTTTTACACCATTGCATATTTGAAATGCGCAAAGGTGTAACATTTCAAATGCCGATTCTTTATATTTAGTATTCAATTTCATTTAGTTCTTCTAGGAAGTCGGTATCAGGAACAAATAACCCATTCGTCTTGTGCTGTTTATAAAACTGAGACCACGTTCTCTCTTTTACAATATTTTTGATACTTTTATTTGTGGTCTCAGGTTTTTGTTCATCGGTTTCGTAATTATAGGCGTCGTAAAATTCATCAAAGCAATCGTCGTCTGGGAAATCTATTTTTTTCTCTTCATGATTAATAGTTCCATTGTATTTTTTAATGCGATCACGCCAAACTGGAGAGAATGATGCGTAATATTCCCAATGATTGAAATACGCTGTCTTCAAATCAATCGCTTCTCTCTTCAACTTGAAAAGGGTGAGGTAGTTTTCTTCGTCAATTGAATATAAACAAGCCTTTGGAAGGATTTTATAAGGGTAAAAGCTACTATCGTAATCAGAATAAATAGTTTCAAATTGTTTCATTTCACTTTCTTCAACAATTACGTATAGTTTTTTACCCATTTTGACTGGTTCTATGCAAGTAAACTGCATCATAATGTGCGCTAGAATGATGTGCCTCTTTTCGCCGGGGTATGTATTTTTGCGTTTATTAATTTTCTCCTTTACATTATAGTCTTTGGTTAGGTTATTATTGTTTGATTTTTTGTTTAGTTCTTGAAAGTGTGATGCAGCGTATTCCAGAAACTCATCCAGTTGATTTTCACAGCATTTATTAAGAACAAATTCTGCTATATTTTGGTAGTTTTTAGAGTTAAACCAATCGTCAAATTTAGAAAGATGAATAAAATCAAACCGTTGACAATCGTTGAATATAGTAGTTTGAATATCAACCTCAAAATTCTGGGAAATTTGTCTCAATAAGAAGACGTCCAAATTATGAGGCCTAATTAGCAAATCGCTTACAATCATGTTAATAATTTTATCTCTCTCTATAGTTGATTTGCTGATTTTTGACCATTCTTTTTGTTTTTTAATAAAATAATCATAAAACGACGGATTCAAAGTATAATAAAAGTCAAAATAGATTTTCCAAAGCAGATTGAATAACTCGTTTTCAAAACCAGAGTAATATAATTCATACGCCCAAAACATGGAGCTTTCACGCTTTCCCAAAATAGACATGATTAGGGTTAACCTGACTTCATCTTTTACATACAAATATCTTGTAAATATAATTCTCGGTGATTCGTTTATTGGCATGATATGCGAAGAAACGTTCTTACATTGACCCATTTAAATTGTTTGCGTTTATTTAACTTTAGTGATAATAAGTTTACCAATAAAGTTAATCAATTTTTATTTAGTGATTTTGTGTTTTTATTTTTTGTATTTTTGCATTTTTTGTATTTTTTTGTAGTTTTGTTTTCTTTTCTCATTTAATAATATAAGATGGCTACTTCTTGGATGGCGTTAGTGAAGAAAACCTTTGACGAGGGAAGAGCAAAAGATGATAAATATTCTTATAAGCAAGCTATGATGGATGCTAAGCAGTTAAATCATTCTTCTCCTGCTAAGGCATCTTCCACAAAATCAACTGCGTCTGAATCTGTGTCTGAAGAAAGCGAAATGTCTTCATCCAGTGTTAGTGTTAAAACGAGCAAGGCTCGCGGTGTCAAAAAGGGAAAGGGAAAGGGAAAGAGCGCTAAGAAGTCTAAGAAGGCGAGAAAGTCCAAGAAGACGAGAAAGGCTCGCAAATAAAGTTAGTTAGAAAAAACTGTTTTTGTCGGTATTATACAATATATCATTGAATAATGATATGTTTTTTTCAATACTTAGCCGATTTGAAGGTTCCGGATCAATATTTTGTTTTAGAAGTTGAGAGAAGTTGGAAATAAACTGATTCTGATTTTGGGGGGTTCCGAAACTATCTCTCAATAAAACTAGGAAAAGGATGCTTATTCCATAGTTATTCCAAGTTATACTTTGTTTAAGAATGTTCGTAATTATTGAGTCTTTTGGCTTGTTTATAAAGGATTGTAGAGAGAAACGGGTGGATTCTTTATATTGTTCCAAAAAAGATTTTGAAAAACAACTTAAAGACGCTGCGCGGCGGGCTGAATCTGCGCATATATCTTCAATATTCGCGAGAGAAACGCTCACGGCGTCGGTTTCGCATAAATAGCAAATTAAATGGGCTTCCGGGGGTAAAAATACGTTTTTTCTTTGATATTTGGAAAATAGATTGCTTTTTCTCTCTTTGTTGATCGTTGGAAGATGAAAGAATTTGGATATATTTGCAATTATTGGAAGATTGTCTCTAAAAACTAGTGTTGCTGGGTGAAAATCCAAATTTATTAACTGATTTGTGTTTAGAATTTTTATGGTTTTTAATAAGTGATTATAACTATTTATTATATTCAATAAACGTTTTTTCTTTGGTTCTCTCTGATTTAAATAAAAAACATCAAAAAAGGTGGGATTATTTTCTATATTGAGTTGTTTTACAATTAAATTTCGGTTGAGATTGGGATTTGGGTTGTAGTTTTGCAATATTTCCTCGCATCTCTCAAATAAGTCCTCGTCTATTTCTGCCAAATTAACGTATGAATTTTTCAAAATAGGATTAAAATGCTGGGAATAATTGGGAATTTGCAATATTCTTTGCGAAATCTCTATTTCATGAATAGAAAAAAAGTCGGCTGGTTTGATGGTGGTCATGTACTTTTTAGGCGTTGTTTCAGGGGTTTTTATGGTTTGTTTTTGGTTTTTTGGTGCGTTTTTGTCCGAATGTTTTGCTAATATTTCATCTGGAATTATAAACATTCTTTCTAGTGTAGTAATAATTATACACCCGAGATTTTTATTTACTTATCTTCATAAAATATCTATTCTTATAGGTTTTCTTGACTTTTTTCATAATATCATCTGCAGCAAGATTATTGGATAATAGTCTCTCCACTTCATTCTTAAGAGCATCAATATTGTTGGTGCAAAAGTCGTTGAAACCTTCAGAAGGCTTGTAATCTTCTTTGTTAAGACCGGAAATAATGTGATTATCCATTGCGTCTAGGAGCTCCTTTTGAATACCTACATACTTACGGCGTTCCTTGGGCTCTGGCTTTACAGTGCTCTTTTTTCTGAAATAATACCTAGCACTCTTGAACATCTTATCTAGAACATCTCCTTCATAACCAAGTGCTTCCAAACGGTCCGTTTCATCCGAAATAAGATCTTCCGATTCCTCCGCCCAGATTTCCCAGGATTCCTTGAAAGATTTTCTGTCGTCGTATTGATGAACCTTTGAAAACTTGTACAACTCATCCATAAAGTCTTGTGTAAATTTATACCTGTAAATTGCTGGTGTTATTGTTATAGTGTTAGAATCATCATCGTCGCCATCATATCGCTCGTCTTCTTTGACAGATTTAACTCTACTTGAATCAATTCTACTTGAATCAAGTCTAGTATAAATTGTTCTAGTATTACTAACGCAGGAACCATCGTTGCTGCGGTTGTTATTAATATCAGTTGTTCTTGCATTTGCCATTTGCCGGATTAAGTGCTAGTAGTGATTTGTTTTTGTTTTACTTTATTTATCGCCGTTCAATTTTTTTAGTTTTCAAAAACAAATATAAAAACATTATGTTACATTACTTATGAATATAACTCACATTTGTTCATTGGGACACTGGTGCCACACTGCTTCGTTAATAAAAAAACACGGTTTAAAATTAGAGTCTTATCCATTTGATTGGATTTTTATCAATTATAAAAACGTTCTTCATTGCATTGAAGATAACTTTAAAACATTCTTAGATAAATCTCACTACAATAGCATATCAAACACAAAGTGTGGACACAATGTTTATCACTCAGAGACGTTTAATCATCACAATCCATTGACAAACGAAAATGATTATAATTATTATTTAAGATGCGTTGACAGATTCAATACATTATTGAAGAGAGAAGAACATAAATTGTTTGTTCTTGGCAATTTTAATATGAATCAAATAGATGAAAATATCAAGAGCGATATGATTGAAATTAATAATAAACTTTCAAAACTTACAAACAATTTAACTTTATTGGTTATTTTTCACTTACCTAACAAGAATTGCAATTATCATGAATTTACTTATAATGGCAATATTCATTTTTTAGAGTTGCACACCGTGTCGCGAAGTCATGGTATATTTTTTGACAATGAATCTGACAATTTATATTTTGATGAGGTATTTAAAAATGCATACAAGTTTGATGTTAAACCATTGAATTCATCTAACGTGTGATTTTTATGCATAGTTATATTATATTATATTATATGAACTGTCCAAAAAGTTATATGCTTTCAACTAGAGTATTTTTAGATACATTTAATCAGTGCTATAAAAATATTATTATTATAAACTTGCCACCAGAGGGGCCTCTTGGAAAAATTGTTAGAAGATTACAGATGCCCCCCTTATCTCCATTTAATGTTCCAGGACCTTGTTGCAATAGAATCGGGTATAAAGATTGTGCGCTTGCATTATTTTCATTAAGAGGCTGCAATGGAGGAAGAGGAAACTGTTTAATGTATGAAGACGAAATACCAGATTTATTCTCTTTTCTTTTATCTAATGGATATAAGATTGACACTAGTTTAACAAAAATGATGAACAATAGTGAGGTGAAAATAAACGATAATAAAATTTTGTGCTTTATAACATACAATGGTTTTAGCGAAAAAAATTGACTTAATAATAACTCGCTGAATTATTATTAAATTATTACTAAGTTAATGTCTGACGTTGATTCTGTTAAAAAATACCCGGTGGAAGTTCAAGAGTCTATTGCAAAATATTTGGAGCAGCTTGGGGATAAAGAGCGAATTGCGTATCAAATAGCCAAAGAGCATCTGGGAAGCTCTTTTGATGTTGTAAAAAGCATTGGCTATATTACATGGAAGAAGACACAGGCGTCTTGAAACGCAATCTTCTAGATAGTCTTCGCTGAGCCTTTCTAAATTTTCTGGATGGCTTTCCGCCTTTCTTGAATGCTGTGGATCTTATAACATTTTTTGAAATGTTTCCAACGCTCATATTTTTAGAAATATTATCCACTGCATTAAACCTGTCAACTCCTGAGGCTATTCTATTTTTAATTGCAGCCGTTTCCGCCATTTTATTTTTTACGGCTTCTTCTGCCTTTTTAAGCGAGTCTGCAAAAGTGGTCGCTGTTTCGGCTCCCGCTTCTAAAACGGCTTCTCCTGCAGTCGCCAATTTATCCACGTCTCTCACCAATCCGACTACAACGCCTGGGCCGGGAATTGCCTCCGCTGTATTTAATGCTATACTTACAGCCGATTCTCCGACCTTTGACGCAACTTTTGTTCCTATTTCAGAAGCCTTATCTACGGCTTCGTTTATCGCCGGTTCTGCGGCGTCTATAATTGTTGCCGCCGCTTCAGACGCGTTTTTGGTTATTTCAGAGACCTCTTGAACAAACTCTGGATTATTAAGTTTTTCATTTGCCTCCGCTAATACGTCTTTTGCGGATTCCACCGTTCTTTCAAGAGCGCTTGAAACCGTGTTTTTAATGGGGCCTTCAATATTTTTATTCAATTCGTCAACTATAATAGCTCCAACTTGATTCGCTTTATTTGCGATACCTGATACGATATTTGATGCAGTTGAAGCCAACTCTGACGCTTGTTGTGAAAATTGGCTTTGTTCTTGTGTTTGTTCTTGTATTAGGGATTGGTTTTGTTGTGTTTGTTGTTCTTGTTCTTCTTCCACGGGGTTAATGCGTTTGTAACCCAAAAACCTCGCACCCTTGTCTTCTAAAAAGGTAGCTGTTTTATTTATGGCGGTTTTTGCGGAAGTTCCCAGGGTTTCAAATAAACTATTACTATTTCCGCCAACTTTTGATGTCGCGTTATTTTTTTGTGTCTTTCTCATTCCTCCTCTAAAATTTCGGTGTCTTTTATAATATTTTCTAGTTGGCATATTGTTTCTTGTTATATTATTGTTATATTATTGTTTTTTACTTTTTCTGCATTCTCTTAAATTCAGCAAAACTAACAGCGTACCTCTTATCTACGACTTTTCTATCCACCTTTTTCAAAAAACTGAAATTCGCAAGCTTTCCTTCAAAAGAATACCGATTCGCGCGTTCTTTTACAATCTTGTCTTCTTGCGGCGCGGTTTGTTTTGCTGGGGCTGGCCTATCTAGAGGAACGGCAGCCGATTTGATGCTCGTATCCTTATTATATTTTTTGAACTTGGCGAAAACATTTTTTGCTTGTTGTTGCGTGGGCTGCGTCTTCATTTTCTCCTCTTGTTCCTTTTCTTTTTCCTCCTCCTTTTGCTTTTTTTCCGCGAGTTTTTTCTCGGCTTCTTCAATCTCCTTTGACATGACCACGTATATTTGCTTGCAATTGCAATTGATGACATATTTTCGGCCAATTACTTCTAAATATCTATAAGGAATTGTGCTATCGCTATAATATTCAAAAGACGACCTGGAATTGTTATAGAACATCAAAACGTTCCCCAAAGGTGTTTTTTCAATCATCATGGAGTTTTTCAGAGTGTTTAACCTTTCATTCACGACAAATTCCTTTGCCAATTTATTCACTTCTTCGTCTTCTACATTTTTTGTTTGGAGTTCTTCCATTACTGTCTTCAACCTATTAATTTCTTGATTATGCATAAAAATCATATCCATTTTTCTAGATGCGTTATCTGCATCGTTTAACATGTGGTCTTCAATTTCCTTGAGTTGAGATTCTAATTGAGATATTTGATTGCTTGTTTCTGAGAGCTGATTGTTTAACTTTGATTCTAGATCGGCTTTAATAATGATGCGCTGCTCTTTCTCCGTTTCAAATTCTAGCTCTGTAAATTGAATGTTGTCTGGGAGCTTATTAAATTCTTCCAAATACTTGTCCTCATATTTCTTTGGTTCAACTTGGGGTTCATCTTCTTGATGCTCGTCTTCAATTATATCGTTGTCGCTTTCATTATAAAAGTAAAAATCCAAGCTATCTTTGAATTTGTTTTCCAAATAAGACCAGATGTTGTATTCTTCTCCGTAAATCAGTTTAAAAATGTGTTGACAAAAAATGGCAAACATAAAAAAAGCAAGCGCTTTTACAATTTGGGGTGGTTCCGTAATCGGAAGCGGGCGCTCGCCAACATAACAACATTCTTCATTGTCTAACGTTGGAGTATACTCTATAAAGTTAAGAAACTCCTGGCTCATCTCTTTTCAAATATATAATATGAGCGTGATACTTTTAAACCCTTTGCGCATTTTTCATTTCAAATGGGGTTTTTGTTTTGTTTTATAAGGATAATTGACTCTTTCTTAGTTCAAATAAATCGGAAATTTCTTTATCTAGGTTCGCGCACTTTATGATTTCAAATGTCTTGCGCGGATTATTCGGATGAAGCCTAACTAGATATAAATCCTTGATGGTCTTTCCATACTTTTCTTGTAAAATTGCTTTGTAAGTGTTGAGCTGGAGAGAATAGTGCCAAAAATTCGTGTCTGGCAAATGGTCTATTTCTGGGGTTATGGCGAATTTACCAAATCCATCCGTCTTTTTAATTTCTTTAGCGCGCTTCCAGTCGTAAATTGATAAGGTACCGTCTTGGTTTTCGTATACCATATCTATAGAACCTGCTACTTTTAGATCCTCGTGATAAATCATCCACTCTGTTCTATATGGTTTGTAATCTGGAGTCGCTCTAATATATTGCAAAAAGAAATCCCATTCTTCTGACGTGTTTATAAGAGGGGCTCCCGCGGCTATGTCTCGTTCATAATTATCCAAGAGGTCTTTATGTGTGTATCCTTGGGGTAAATCTTGGTTCATGAAACATTCAATGTTGAAATGGAGGTCGGTTCCTGCGCCGGATACTGATTTGGCATTTTCTGCCCATTGGGCTTTTATTTGCTCTTGGGTTAGCCCCCAGTATTTGTTTTGGGGGTTCCAGTTCCTTCCTCGCATCATATTATTGATTACGGAATCTGCGTCAAAATGGGAGAAATGGCTGTGATTAATGGTTGTGACGCTTGTGTAATTGGAATCTGGATCTACAAGAATGGTATACTTATGAGTAGGCTCGTCAAAGACGAGATTTTTGTCTCTCTCATGAGAATTTTGCGTGGAAAGAGTTGGTCTTAGCATTGTTTGTTTTTATGGTTGATTGATAATAAGACCTAATTTTTATTATCAATTTTTTAAACGGCGGGTTTATTTTCTAGGATTGAAACACGTTTTTTAAGCTCTTTAATTTCTTTTGTTAAAACACCTATAAGACCGAGATAATTCAAACTTTGCATTTGTTCTCCGTCTTTTTCGCCTGTAACTAAATATGGAAAAATTTCTTGTATTTCATGTGCTATAAAACCTATATCTTGTTTTCCGGCGTTTTTATTAAAATAAGTGACTGGTCTTAAATTGTCAACTGAAAAAGAATCGTCTAAATTTGTGACGTTTTTCTTAATTCGGTAATCTGATGTAGCATTAAATGAAGTTGAGTTTAATAGCCCGATTGACGGGGTGTATGTTAAATCTCCTGTATTTGTATAAAATGTACTTGTTGTTGTTCCAGATGCGGATACAAAGGTTGGATACCACGCAGTTGAGTTTGTGTTATTGTTGGTAATAGTCATTGATGTTGTTATTGAACTCCAAGATGGAACTGACCCGTTTATTGTTAAAACCTGACCACTTGTCCCGAGACCATTGCTAACTGCTAAACCACCCGACAAGGTTACATTTCCTGAACTAACTGCTAACCCGTTTGTGAATGTGTTAATTCCTGAAAATGTATTAGGTCCATTATTAGTAACTAAATTTGTTGGAGCACTTGGGGCTGCTCCATAAACTATTTCGCTGTTTGTAGAATCGTAATATAAAATATTGGTTGGAAGAGTGGATGGATTGCGAATTGGTGCGGCATAAAAACTAGAAGCAGTTGTTCCGTTAATTGCGGTTCCCGATGCGTTTATAACAACCGAATTTGACGCTTGATTAATTTTACCTGCTAGATAACCTATTGCAATCGCAGAAGTGTTTACAGATATTTGATTTGCTGCAATCATACCACTGGTTCCAAAATAAGAGTCTCCAGAAACGGCCAAGGTGCTTGATAGTGTTGCGGCTCCCGAGCTAACGGCTAACCCGTTAGCGAATGTAGCGGTTCCCGATCTAACCGCTAACCCAGAAGCGAATGTTGCAATACCCGAAACCGCCAATGTGCTTGATAATGTTGCTGCGCCTGAAGAAGCAAATGTATTGGTGGCTAACCCAGTGGCAAATGTTGCGTTGCCAGAAACAGCCAATGTGCTTGATAGCGTAGCGGCACCCGAAGATGCTAATGTATTTGTTGCTAACCCAGAGGAGAATGTCGCGTTGCTTGAAACAGCCAAGGTGCTTGATAGTGTTGCGGCACCCGAGCTAACGGCTAACCCGTTAGCGAATGTAGCGGTTCCAGATCTAACCGCTAACCCCGAGGAGAATGTCGCGTTTCCGGAAACAGCTAAGGTGCTTGATAATGTTGCTGCGCCAGAAGAAGCAAATGTATTTGTTGCTAACCCACTTGCGAACGTCGCATTGCTAGAAACCGCCATTGTGTTTGAAAATGTCGCTGATCCAGATGAAACAGCTATTCCACTAGAAAATGTACCAATGTTTGCTGAAAAATTTCCAAACTGGTCACGCGATACAATGGTGGAACCCGTAGAACTGGGTGTGGCGTTTGTTGATATTGTTGCAGTTGATAACCCATTACTAGTAGTAGTACTCGTTGCTATGTGAGTTCCTCCTGTTATAGATAGAGAACTTGGATAAGTCCAAGCGGGGGAGCCGTTAATGCTAGATAAAACTGTTCCAGAAATACCAATTGGCAAAAAATTGGTGGTGTTTGCGGTGGTTTGATATGGGATTGAACCTTGGGCTCCTCCAGCAAATTGCGGCGTTGCCAAAGTTCCAGCGTAGTCAACGAAATTACTATATAATGAAGCGTACACCGGTTGATTGGATAAAATTTTTATGTTACTCGGAGCGGTACTTTGAAGAGAACCATCCGAAAAATATATTTTACCGACGTGCATAATGGAATTTGAGCTCATATCTATGTGGCTTTGACTTACTATTTTTGAATTTGGTTGCCCCAAAGTATCCGTAATTCCAAGATTTCCGCTATTTGAAAATTGGTTTGTAATAATATTGTTTTTTGCGGAATAATTTAATCCACCGAATTGTCTAAATGACATTATTGTATATAATATAACAAGCCTTTTTATATTTTATAAATTATTTCGCATTTCAGAATGTGAATGTGAATGCGGTATCCTATTGGAAATTTTTTGAAAGGAGATGGTTATCTACATAATTACTTTTTTGGCATTTTCAAATTAAATATTTAGCTATACTAATGGGGTATAATATTGAGGTGTCAATCAATATGGTGAAACACACTAATGTCTCGGAACTCAAGAGAGAAATAGCGGACTTTGCGTTGGATTCAAATTGCGATCACTATTACTATCTTTACGAAATGGAAGGTCGTTGTAGAATCCCAAGAAACCACTGCATAATTGTAATAAATTTTCACGATTCTGAAACATTCAACTGTGCACACTTTTTGAAAACATTGAAGAAGATGAAAGATTTACACATTGAGTGCATTTATGATGACGAAATTGCTTGCAATTTACTTTACGCATCACAATATTACCTTACCACCATTGAAAAAGACAAAGTAATTAAGTATAACAAAAACAAGAGAGAAAGGTCTCTCTCAGATAATGATAAAACGGTCTTGGAACCGGTTATTAAAAAAGTTTGTTAAAGAATTTCACGAAATTGGTTTGCGATTTATTTTCGTGTCTTTTGCTTCTCGTTCCGCGGCCCGTTGTATAATGAATTCGCATTGTTTTTGGTGACGGAGTTTTAAGCCTTGCGTTTCTCTCGCGCTTCGTTAATTTGGGTCGCTCAATAGACTTCGGTTTTGTCTCTGGAATTGGTTCTGGAATTGGTTCTGAAATTGGTTTTGGCTCTTGCAAAGGACAATGGATTGGAGAGAATGGAGTTTGCAATTCTTCCTTTTTGGATAGTAACGGTGGAACTGTGACGCGAAATAATGCATCTGATGGTTCGTAACATTCTTTAACTGGGATATTTAACAATTCAATATCTTCGTCATCTAAAAAATCAAAGTCGCTCATAAAATCGTCTTTTAAACGTGTATCCAATGGTTTATTAACTGCTGGAATGCTTAATAAATTCGCTAAATCCTCATTATTTAATTGCACGCGATATTTATTTTTTTTACCATTGTCGTTCATAGCTAGACTAATATTAGCTCGTTTACCGTCGTATTTCGCATTCCATTTTATTTCATTTTTTAGTTGATTGTGTTGATTATCTTGAAAAACTGTTTGTGAGATTCCTTTATTTTTAATATAAGTCGTCGCCATTATATTAAAAATATATTAAAAAAAAGCAAAAATAATGAAACATAACTGTGAATGGAGATTTAATTATTGAAACCGTGAATTTAGGTGAGTTATATTTTGATATTTTTCATTGCAAGAAATATATATAACAATGAATTTGAGTTTTACTGAGATTGATAATCTAAATTTTAATGATGAATTGGAAGATGTGGAAGATGTTGGCGCATTTGATGACCGAGGCACGTTCACTCCAGCGGCTCCAAAACAACAAACGCCGGTGGCTCTGGGGTCAAGAGTTCCTCAGCCAAGAATCACTACCATGGCTCATAAAAATCGCGGTTCTCTAGCGCAAAATATTACGACTCCTGCCCCGAGAACTGTTACCTATGACGATATATTATCGTCATTGAACATGAGGGTGGTTGATGGTAAATTGCAAATAGTTAGAAATCAAGCGGCAGAAAATATTAGAACAAACAACTTTGTGCAACCAGCAAATCAACCCATAAATCAGACAAAAAAAATAATTCAACCACAACAACAACCTCGGCAAAATCCGCAACAAGCTCGGCAAAATCAGCAACCTCTGCAAAACCCAATGTTTAACTCGGTGCCGACGCAACAAAATGTTCCTATTATGACGAAAGAGCAGTACAAACAAATGGTTGCTGCTAATTATTTGAAAGCTTTGCAAGAACAACAGAGAATTAGAAACATGAAATCAACCAAGTTGATGTTCTCAAATTCAAATGTTGAGGTGGCGTCTCAAACTGGAGGGAACGGATTAAACAGACTATTTCGCATTAACGGCAAATAAAAATAATATAAGAATAATGCATGAAGATTGGGATGAAGAGAACACTAAGAAAATATAATAAAAAAACGTTGATAAACAAAAAAACCATAAAATTAAGACATAAAAAATATATAGGTGGAGGCAAGAAACCTAGAGTGAAACCAGTGTTGAAAATAGTGGAAGAATTTTCACCGAGTGAAACGAAAAAAATTGAAGATACTAATTTAATGGATTTAAAGGCACCAACAGAAGAAATCCATAAAATGGAGCTGCCAACAGGTAGATTAAACGAAAAATTTATAGATTTAATGGAAAAACTTTCCAGTATTATGTTGAAGCAAGGTGAACCATTTCGCGCACGGGCATATCAAAAAGCGCAAGAAACAATCATGACGTATAACGATGATATTACTAGCCCATCTCAATTAAAAGGCCGACCAGGAATTGGCGATACTATTATGGAAAAGTTGAATGAATATGTTAAAACTGGAACCTTGAGGGTTATAGAAAGAGAGAAGGCGAATCCTGTTAATATTTTGGGCGAGATTTATGGAGTTGGACCCAAAAAAGCGAAAGAATTAGTGGATTCCGGTATTACTACGATTGACATGTTGAGAGAAAAGCAGGATTTGGTTTTGAACGAAACCCAAAAGGTCGGCCTCAAATACTACGAAGATATTATGAAGCGAATCCCTCGCTCTGAGATAGATCAATATGATAAGATCTTCAAGAGTGTTTTTGCAAAAGTGGCTGGCCCGGGGTCTGAAGCTCGGTTTGAGATTGTTGGTAGTTATCGTCGCGGTGCTCAAAGCTCCGGAGATATTGATATGATTATCACTTCAAAGACCGGAGAAGTTTTTAAAAAGTTTGTGGACGAGTTGATAAAGGAGAAAATTATTTTGGAGGTATTATCGCGCGGTAATACGAAGTGTCTCGTCATTGCAAAGTTACCCAGTGAAACTGTTGCAAGGCGCGTGGATTTCTTGTATACAAGCCCAGAGGAATATCCATTTTCAGTATTATATTTTACGGGAAGTAAGATTTTCAATACGGTAATGCGAGGTCGGGCGCTCGCATTGGGGTACTCATTGAATGAGCATGGTATGTCCAAGATGCAAGAAAAGAAGAAGGGCGAAAAGGCTGTAAAAGGTGAGCTGGTGTCGCATGTCTTCAAAAATGAAGGCGATATATTTGATTTCTTGGGAATGGTTTATAAGGAGCCAACAGAAAGAACAGATGGTCGCGCGGTTGTATTGAAGGAAGATATTGGTAAGATTGTTGTTGAACCTGTTGCTCTTGCGGTTGAAAAGGAAAAGGCGAAGGCGACGGAAAAGCCAAAGGCGATGGAAAAGCCAAAGGCGATGGAAAAGCCAAAGGCAAAGGCGAAGACGTTGAAGAAAAAGGTTAAACTTGTATTAGAAGAGGAGCCGGAAGGAGTGACTTTGGAAGAGCAATTAAAGCCTGTGGCTGAAAATGCCGCGGCCATTGAGTTGGTTAATAACTTCAAGAAAAATGGCATTCATGTTTTAGACTCGTTGTTGGAGCCTCAATTATCTTCTATGATTGACGAAGCAAACAAGGCGTTTCATTTTAATAAGACTCCTATAATGTCGGACAATGAATATGACATCTTGAAGGATTATTTGGAGAATAAATTTCCAGAGAGTGAGATATTGAAGGAAGTCGGAACTCCTATCATTGAAAAAAATAAGGTCGCGCTTCCGTATGAGATGTCGTCTATGGATAAAATTAAACCAGATACTGGTGCTCTTGCAGCGTGGAAAAAGAAATTCGCGGGACCATATGTTCTCTCTTGCAAATTGGACGGAGTTAGTGGGATGTATTCCACTGAGGGTGGAGTGCCAAAATTATATACAAGAGGAAACGGAAAGGTTGGCCAAGACGTGAGCCATTTAATCCCTTATTTGAGATTTCCTAAGGAAAAGGGAAAGGGAAAGGAAAAGGGAAAGGGAAAGGGAAAGGGAAAGGGAAATGGAGAGGGAGAGGACAAGGATAATATCGTCGTTCGCGGCGAATTTATTATTCCAAAGAAGGTGTTTCAAGATAAATATTCTTCCAAATTTGCGAACCCTAGAAACCTTGTAGCCGGCGTAGTTAATCGTCAGACTTTGGACGATAAAATTCATGATTTGCATTTTGTTGCATACGAAGTGATTGTTCCGGAGTTAAAGCCTTCGGAGCAAATGAAACTGTTAATGGAGAGTGGATTTGAAACGGTTTTAAATCGCGAGGTAATGCCAGGAGATTTAACAAATGAACTTTTGTCTGAAGTGTTGGTGAAATGGCGTGCTGATTATTTATATGAAATTGACGGGGTTATTGTCACGAATGACAAGGTTTATGGTCGCAAATCCGGAAACCCCGAACACTCTTTCGCATTTAAAATGGTTCTTTCTGACCAGATTGCCGAGGCAAAAGTTGTTGATGTTTTATGGACGCCTAGTAAAGACGGATATTTAAAGCCTCGCGTTCAAATTGAACCGATACAATTGGGTGGCGTTAAAATTGAGTACGCAACTGGGTTCAATGGTGCGTTTATTGAGCAAAACAAGATTGGTGTTGGAGCATTAATCCAAATTATCAGGAGTGGTGATGTTATCCCGCATATTCGCAGTGTAACAACGCCCGCTGAAAATGCAAAGATGCCTGGAGTTCCTTATAAATGGAATGATACGCACGTGGATATTATGTTGGAAGACGCTGGATCGGATTCAGTTGTTAGAGAGAAAAATATTACTGGGTTTTTCAGGGGCATCGGTGTTGACGGTTTAAGTAGCGGAAATATTGCGCGAATCATTTCTGCCGGATTTGACACTGTTCCAAAAGTGATTCATATGACTAAGGCTGACTTTTTGAAAGTGGAAGGATTCAAGGATAAGTTGGCGACTAAAATTTATGAGGGAATTCGCGATAAATTGGCGGCTGCGTCTCTAGTGACTTTAATATCCGCCTCTAATATATTCGGTCGTGGTTTCAGTGACAAACGAGTGGAACTGATATTAGAAGCGTATCCTGATGTTTTGACGTCTAGTGAGTCGGGTGCGGAAAAAATAAAGAAGATAGCAGGAATTAAGGGAATGGCTACTAAGAGCGCAGAGGCGTTTGTGGAAAAGATTCCAGAGTTTATTAAATTCATTGGGGAATGTGGTCTGCAGAGTAAGCTTTCTGAGAAGAATGTTGTGGGAGTTGTGGGTTTGGACACAAGTCATCCTTTATATAAAAAATCGGTTGTTATGACTGGAATCCGTGACGCTGTGGTGGCAGAGGCTTTGAAAAAAGTGGGAGCCAATCTCGGGTCGTCTGTTAGTAAAAATACAGTGGCCGTAATTGCAAAGAGTGCAGACGAAGACACTGGAAAGGCATCAGAGGCAAGAAAGTTGGGTATACCCATTTTGACACCAAGCGAATTTATGTCAAAGTATTTTGCGTAAGACAAGATTCTAAAAATAAAAAATTTTTTTTCAATATTAAAAACATTTTATAACGATATATAAAGAAGATGCGCGTCTTTTTTATTTTTGCATTGTTTGGCGTGGCGGTTTCAGATGAATGGTCTGAATTCACTGGATTTCTCAAAAAGTTTGAGAAAAAGTACGACTCGTTGGAGGCTCTTGAAAAACGTTTTGACGTATTTAAACACAACTTGAAGGAAATATTTGAACACAATTTGGCCGCCGATAAGAACTACACGTTGGGCGTAAATCAATTCACCGATTTGACTCCTCAGGAGTTTAAGGAGCAATACGCTGGAGGCCTTTTGTTGGGCAAGTCTTCTGGCTGCAAGGCGTATGCGCCCTCTGGAAAGGTTGTTCCAGATTCATGGGATTGGCGAGAGCACGGCGCTGTGACACCCGTTAAAAATCAGGGCCAATGTGGTTCTTGCTGGTCTTTCTCCTCCAGCGGCGCCATGGAGGGTGCTTGGGCCATTAAAACCAATGGCATTGTCAGCATTTCAGAAGAGCAATTAGTGGATTGCTCCAAGAAATACGGTAATCTTGGTTGCAAGGGTGGATTTATGGATAATGCGTTTCAATACGCTATTGACAACGGTATGTGCTCCGAGGAGTCTTACCCTTATACTAGTGGTGTAACAAAAACTGGCGGGTCATGCTCAAAGTGCAACCCGGTTGTTGAAATTAGCGCATGCTCCGATGTTCCTCCCAACAACCAAGTTTCGTTGAAGGAGGTGGTTGCTCTTGTTGGCCCTGTTAGCATCGCTTTAGATGCCGAGACAAAGGTTTTTCAATCATATAAAAGTGGCGTTGTTACCAGCGAATCATGTGGAACCAATTTGGATCACGGGGTTTTAATCGTTGGTTATGGTGAGGAGGATGGAATCAAATACTGGTTAGTAAAAAATTCTTGGGGCGAGTCTTGGGGAGACGCCGGATATATTAAGATTGAGCGCAGCGAAAGCACTAATGACGCTGGAATTTGCGGTATTGCTATGCAACCTTCTTTCCCTATTGTTTGAATTGAATTGAATTAAAACTCAAATTCGTATTCCGTAATGGCCGCAGTTAAATCGGTTTTAAGCCGCTGATATAATTCACTTCTTATTTTACTCAAAATCTGGGAATCTTGAGTAAAAGTCGCGCTCATGAGTTTTATCATTGTTTTATTATATAGGATTTGCATTTTATCGCTTTGATTAATTTTTTCTATATTTTTATCGTGCCACTCGCATAGTGCGTTTAAAATTTTGCGATGTATTTCATTTAACATAACAATAAACTCCTCTGTTGAAAAGTGCTTCCATTTTTCTTCATCTGAATTATAGCAGTAAAACAGGTTTGCTTTTTGTGTCAAACAGTATAACGGATGAATATATTCCGATGATTGAGCTGTTGACATCTTTTTATTTAAAATTGCGCTAATTGTTTTTACCATATTATGTTCAATAAGAATCTCAATGTGCTCTTCAGTTGCTTGAATGGATTTTATCCAGTTTTCAATGTTTAGATTTGGTTTTACGTTGGCGTTTAACCATTGAAGAACATTGAGTTTTTTCTTCTTTTTTTCAACCCATTTGTGCATATCATTCATCTTTTGTTCCATGTTTTGGTATTTTATTGCCAATTCTTGGATAATTTTATACAATTGTTTTGTTGAAGGAATGTTGGCGTCTTCTTCCTCTTCGCATATTTTTTCTCTCTTGGTTTCAGTATTATTTTTATGAAATATTTCGCATAAAATAGTGTGCCGAGAATGCGATGTTTTTCTTGTGTATTGTTTTCCGCAATATTTACAGCTGTGACGTGTTTCTTCAGACATTGTGTTTGTTTTGTTGCTTGTTAGTTTTGTTTGAGGTTTACTGATTCAATTTTTATCGTAAAAAACAAAAACAAAAATGCAAAATACAAAATGCAAAATACAAAATGCAAAATACAAAATATAATATCGTTATACTTTATATATGTCATTTGACCCAAATTCAGATAAACCGCAGCCAGAATTATGTAGATGCATTTCATGGACCGAAAAGTTGCCAATTATAAATCCCGCTGCGCAATACCACGCCTTAAAAATTATTCAAAAGACAGTTCGCGTTCCTGCTTCTTTGTACACGCATGATTTAGGCGCATTGACAACTTATCAAAAACCGGTTGTCGCTTTTGCAAACGTAAACTGGAATCAAATGAGTGATCGCGCGGTTCGCCACGTTCAGCCAAATATTGTTACTGGTGGAAGCTTTTATCACGGAAGCAGCACTCGGCATACAATTACTAGATGCAGACCCGGTGCTGGTTGCCCCGGTGGGTCAGGCGTTGATATTAAACATAATTCTTATGACCGTTATTTAAACCGGTTGAAAGGACAGGGACCAGTTCGTCGCGGGGTTATACCACCCAATTTTGGAACTCCTTTGCCATTCAATCGGGCATTCCCTATTTACGGAGGAAAAACGACAAAAACTAGCATTGTGGGAGACAATTGTGCATGCCCAATAAAATAAGAACAATTTGCTAGTAAACGGAACGGATTTTTCTCTAGGGTTAAGTTATAATGCCTCAACGTATTGGATTAAATTTATTGAGACCTTCTGGCGTTCCCACCCAAGTAGTTCAACTCGGTGGCTTCAGTTTGAATACTGCATTGAACCAGGGCCAACAATTTAGCGGATTTGCCTTAAGCGGTGGTGTTAATAGCATGATTACCCGAGTGGTTAATTCAAAACCAGGATGCAGCTCTTGCGGAAAATAATAATATCTATGAATATAGTATATAGTATCTTATGCCATCCGTTGGAATCCCACCAGTTAGCCGCGCAAATTTTTTCAGCAGTCTTGGGAATTATATCCCAGTTAATAGCCCCAGGGTGAACAATTGCAACAATACTTTATGTTACACGTATAATCACACTTCTTATATTTATAAGCCTCACTCTGGTTATGGAAAGGTAGGAACTAGTGCAGCGTCTTATTTGGCTAGTAGAAAGCGTCTATAAATAGAGAGAAAGATAGAAATCAGAAAGAAAATAGATATAAACCCATCGGTTTATATATATTCATTATGAGCGGAGTTATAGAAAGCTATAAGGATCAGGAAGCTTTGTTTGCTGAGACTATATGTGTTAACAATCGCGTGGAGCAGATGGAACGCGTTCAAAAAGAGGGTCTTGAGTTATTCAAGAAAAAAAATGCGGATTATGGAGACGCCTTTGCAAACTATGGCCCGGTTGGGGTGATTGTCAGACTTGGTGATAAGATTCAACGATTTTCAAGTGTTTCAAAAAATGGGGTGTCTCTTGTAAATAACGAATCTTTACGCGATACGTTAATTGATCTTCATAATTATGCTGCCATGGCTATCACGTTAATGGATGAAAAATGAGGTTTAGACAATTAAAATGCCGATTTTTTTATAAAGTATATATATATATATATATATACAAATGGAAAACGGACGAATGATGGTGTTACATTCTGCTATAATCGGTATTTTGTTATACCTATTTATGATTTTTATACTCGGTCAGAATCAAATTGTTGCTGAAAACCGAAGCATCTTATTGGCTGCGTTGATATTGATGTATATGATTTTATTTGGTCATGGCTTACCAACTTCAATAAATAAAAATTTATTTTAAGTATATTATTACATTTATTATAATAATATAGGCGTTTCAAATGAGAAAATGTGTAAAAAGAATTTGAGAGTTTAGTGGTTTGAAAAAATTTTGGTGGTCAAAAAAAAATTGAAAACTTTTTTTTGGATTTGCTCCCAAGTATACTTTTATAAGTCTCTAGGTATTTTAACCATGACGGCCATCAATCACCAGCTCAGCCTCTTCGTGCCCTATATGTTCCCCAACATTACGCAGGATCGCGTCGCTGAAGTGTTTGATTCCAACCACCTCGGCGTTGTGCATCACGTTGACTTCTTGAAGAAGACTGACCGCAATGGTAAGAGCTACAACGCGGCCTACATCCACTTTGCCCACTGGTACGAGAACCAGATTGTTGCGAACTTTCAGGAGCGCGTCGTGAACCCCGACAAGGATGCGCGCGTCGTCTACGACGACCCTTGGTACTGGATTGTGTTGGAGAACACGACTTTCAAGACGGCAAAGCCCGAAGAGATGGAATTTGTTTCTGCTGACTACGCGGCTTTGTTAGAGAAGAAGCTTATTGAGGCCGAGAAGCGTCTTGAGGAGCTTGAGGAGTCTTCGTGGGAGCGAATTGCTGAGCTTGAGGAGCGCGTGCTGGTGCTTGAGGAGGGTTCTGAACCCAAGAGGGGCGTCGTTCACGACTTGCGGGATGTTTGTGTGTAAAATTCTTTGAGACTTAAAAAAACATAAAATTAAAAAAGTGTGTAAATTTGTATTTTTTGTTTTTTATTTTGTTTTTTATTGGGTCAGGGTTTTAAGAAAAAATTGATTTACTTTTTATTAAGTTTAATAATTTAAAACACACGCCAGAGATGTCAAATCATTTTAAGAACTATCTTCCGGTTGAAGGTAATTCCTTCTATATTCCTGCCGTCGGAAATGTAACGCAAGAACAAATTGCGCAAACGTTTTGGGTGGGAAATATTGGCGAAGTGAGTCGCGTTGATTATTTTGAAAACTCGGCTGGTTTGTGGTGCGCATTTGTTCACTTTTATACCCTATATAAAAATAATATAGTTTTGGAAATTTTGAATTCAATTGAACGGCGTGGTAGTTATAAGCTCTGGCTCAATGATCGCGAGTATTTGATTTTGAGAAAGATGACTTGTGCGGCTGTTCCAGAAACGTCTATGAACATTCATCAGATTGCCGCAAAGCTTGAAGAGCAGGAGGTTGCAATTGCTAGGTTGCAAGAAACAGTTAATGCGCTTGAGGCGAAGATTTCTGGCCAGGTTAGGAGCCATACGCGGTGGGTTTACGATAGAGACGACGAGATGGAGCAGATGGTTACCTCCTTGGTTGGCCCTCGTTTTACGGAAGAAGATGACGCCGATGCAAATGATCCGGTTTTCGTGGGGTTCAGCGAGTCAAAGTCTGACGGATCCGATCCGATTTATACGAACAAATTATAAAAGCCGTGAAAATTAAATAAAAATTGTGTTTTCCTATTGTGTTTTGTCTTATTTGTTGCATATTATATAAATTTTTTCGTAGTTAAATACTTTATTTTATATTATTTTATATTATATGAGCTTTGATTTGAACATTGATAATTATAAAAAGGGTGAATTAGAAGAAATTTTTACATTACCTCCTGGAAATTACGACGCTGTAATGGTTGAACAGAAATGCTCTCAATTAAGAGACAACGTTTATTCGGATAGAACTATTGAAGACTCTGTGAGAAGAAAGACGATAATATTTTTAGATGAGGCGAAAAAAATGTTGGTTTCCGAGTTGAATTCTTCTCATATCGTTCAAAAATTGGCTGACGCTTACAACATGAACCCCAATTTACTTAATAGTTCTGTTGTTGAAGCTGGAAATACATTTGTAATTGATAAACCTAAAACCGCGTTTGCAAATTCTTATCCCGGTGAATTTTTTCCTGGGGTGATTAACCCGTTGAAAAAGAGAACAACGCGTCAAAATTTGAACATTGACACGCGTTTCCGCGAAAATTATTATGGTTCTTCTTCTACCAATTTTCACTTTGACTTGCCGATTAAATTCTCAAGCGTGATGCAAATGCAATTATCGGCTTTTGAAATGCCAGTATCTTATTACAAAATTTCAAAGCAACTAGGAAATAACTTTTTTTCTGTTACGATTAATTCTACTGATGAGAATTACGTAATTGCGGTGCCCGATGGAAATTACACTGCTGCTTCACTTGTCGCTTATTTAAACAACTATGTCACTGTTACTGTTCCCGCTTTAAATTTTATTCAGTTTATTTATAACATTGATGCGTCTGGAAGCGGAAGCGGACAATTAATTGTTGGTGTAACTTCCGGATACGAGAATTTATATTTTACTTTGAATTTTCAGAACGACATTTTGGGCAATCCAGACACAACGAATCCATTACCTTTAAAACTAGGTTGGCTTCTTGGATTTAGAAATGGCATTTATACTGGTAATATTAATTATGTGAGTGAAGGCGTCGTTGATTTAACCGGGTCTAAATACTTTTATCTAGTTGTTGATGATTATAACAATAACGTAAACAATGGATTTTATAGCGCGTTTAATTCTTCTTTATTGAATAAAAATATTTTGGCTAGAATTTCCACGCAACCAAGTCCATTCGGGGTTACTGCGCAGAATAATTTATCATTAATCACCACACCTCGTCAGTATTTTGGTCCAGTAGATATACAAAAATTGAATATACAACTATTGGATGAGTACGGTCGCGTCATTGAATTGAATAATATGGATTATAGCTTTTGTTTGACGTTTGTTTCTGTTTACGACCTTTAGTTGCACTTTTTGTTTACGGTTAGTTGCACTTTCCGGTTAGTTGCACTTTCCGGTTAGTCGGTTTTTCCCGTTTCCTGGAATTTTAACCAAGATTTCGGCGTGTGTTTTGTTCCACCGTCATATTTTACAGCGTAATGATTATCTAACAGCCATTGGTTAACATGATTGTTTTCCAAATACACGTCGGCTAGGATTCTTCCGTATTTTTCCGTTTGAATATTTTTTAATACTACATCGTTATGTAATATTAACCTTTCTAATGCGCGCTGAGAATTTTTAGCGGCTTCTTTTTCGTCATCATTTTTGCCATGCATTTCTGGTGCATCAATCCCATTCAGCCTTACAGGAAATCTATAAAGCGGTGAATTCGGATAAGGTAATGTCGTTGCAATAGTAATGGTATCTCCGTCATAAACTTTGATTACGTTTCCGCTTGTTATTGGCGGAACAAATGGAACTGTGTTCTTCCACTCGTATTTTGGCTCTGATATCAGGTCGGAAAAGGAGTCTTCTTCGTCTTGTTTAGAGTTGTCAATGCAAGAATTTGTTAGACACGGACATAGTCTAGAGGCACAGTTTACAATGATTCGTCTCATTTTTGTCTGGGTGTTTGTTATTTTACGTGTGTTGTATTTAGATTATTTAATCGCATCAATTTTATAGTCGGATTATATTATATATAGTATATAACATATGTCAAAGTCATTTTCAAATCCAACATTTTATAATTCTGGGAAACCGGCTTTTGGAAATACTTATGAAAGCGGAAATTCTAGTAATTATTTGAGAGATAAAAAAGCAAAATTATTGTATAACAACAATTATCGGAATCACAAGGCTGGCGGGACATTGGGAAGCCAAGATAATTATTTGTTATTTGACCGGGCAAAACTAATTAAAAACGTTGAAAATTGTGATAATATTGCAGGATTCAATACATCAAGTTTGGTATCTGGATTATATACAACCGAAAATTTAGGCCCGAGTTCAACAGATATTCAGAATAATGTTATCACTGGAGGTGTAAATGTAATTACTCCGGTTAGTTTTTCTGATCTATCGTGCAACGTTTTTTCTGCAACTTCAGTGGATCTAAGCGCGAATGTTCCATTTTACTATAAATACAAAATTGATCCTTGTGGGTTGTTGTTTGGAAATTCTCCGTGCGGTTATAATAATTATGAAAATTTTCGCGTCATTAATAAACCTTATTTGAATACTGCTGCGTCATTAAATGGATGTTATCCCATTAACCCTAGAAATAATGCGGTAAATAAAAATAAAAATAAAAAAACGGGTCCTATATTCACTTCTGTTTATACTGCAACTGGAGACCCAATTGTTACAAATGTAAATGGATACACGGTGTTAATGTTTACCGGGTCTGGAACAATACAATTTCAAGGATCTCAAACAAACGTGGGGTACATTGTAGTTGGTGGTGGGGGTGCCGGCGGTGGAGGGTCAGATGGAGGCGGCTGGGGCGGCGGCGGTGGCGGTGGCGGTATAGCATATAATTCAAAGGTAATTTTAACTCTTTTGGCAAATCAAACTTATAAAGTGACGATCGGTAGTGGCGGTAGCGGGGTTTATGATGGGAATGGAAAAAATGGTTCTCCAAGTAGTATTATTGGCACGTCTGTAAATATAGTTTCTTCCGGAGGAGGCGGTGGAGTCGGAGGCAGCGCAAAATTTGGGCTCAATGATTCTAGTATTGGAGGCGCTGCTGGGACGGGTGCAGGAATTGGCGGCAATTTTACTTATGATGGACCATTGAGCAATGCTTTGACGGATGTTAATTTTACAAGCGCTGGATATCCAAAACAATCCATATCCACGCAGATTGGGCTTAACCCGAGCTATTCTGTAAATTATAAGTTAACGTATGGTGGAGATGGAACAACTATAAATATACCCAGCATTAAAATGAGTAAAATTTTTTCTAGTGGCGGGGGAGCCGGGTGGAATAATTTACCAGGTCAAGCAGGAACAATAAATGGTGGTGGTATTAGTTTGTGGGGGGGTGGCACGACGTATGCTAGCAATTATGCAAAAATTGGTGCAAATGGAAATTCTGGCGGTCTAACCAATTATGGGTGCGGTGGAGGTGGTTCCGGAGGTGGTGTTTACACAGATCCTCAAGTTGGACCTTACATTGGTGGTGATGGTTCTCCTGGAGTTGTTATAATTTGGTTTTTCTCATAATAAAACTATTGACAGAGATATAAATGACGCGCATATAACACAATAAATTAAAACCGAAGTTTTACTGATGAGGGAATTTTTGCATGGATTTTTTTCGTTTTCTTTTTTATCCCATTCGTGCTCTTCATCGTCTCTATGGTACCAAATCTCTTCCTCGTAAATTACAGCCATTCGGCTCTTTTTAATTTTCGGGGGCTCTATTTTAATTTGAGTTTTGTCTTTAAGCGTTGGGTCTACTTCCAAGTCTATGAAAAACCCCCAATCGTCGTCGCTCATTTTTAAATATGAAATAATAATAGATTATAATATAAGTATTTATGTTATAATTTGCGTCAATTTTTTTATTTTGTTTATTTTGTTTATTTTTTAAGAAGGCGTCTGGCTTTTTGTGATATGGATTTTTTGTGATACTGGCGAGCTCTAACGTACGCAGCGTAAACTCCTTTTTTGCTGATTTTGCAGGTATTCTTTTTGCAAATAGGGAATGATTTTTTTGTTCCTAAAAAGCATTTTTTGCCGCATTTTTTCATCATAACTGTCTTTTGGTGGAATCCTGGTTTTTCTAATTTCCAGCCCCTCCAAGGAACATTTTTACGCGTCTTTGATGGCATTATAAATTACACCGACATTAAAAAATAAAATACATCAAATAATACATCAAATAATACATCAAATAATACATCAAATAATACATCAAATAATACATCAAATAATACATCAAATAATACATCAAATAAT